CGTGGTCAAATAGTGAGACCAGAAGTGGCTAAGCAGATTGCTGATGCTGCCGAGACTATTGTTAAAACAATCAGAGATGCTGCTAAATCAAAATCTAAATCATTCGCTGCTCAAGCTAATGTCGGAGTTGGCAAGGAATGGGACAGTTATGTTTCACAATTCACTCCTTCTTATGACAAAGGAAATAATTCTGAAGATTTGCAGGAGATAGAAGTTATTGATGGTACAACTTATGTCCGCCAAGCGGATGGTAATTATCTTCCACAATGAGTTACACACCTGAACAAATAAAGAAAATGAAGCAAAAGGCTACCAGTGTGCAGTCTTTTTCTCCTGAACAACTGATGCAGATGAAGAATGGTCAAACACAAGAACCTCGTTACGCTAACTTTGGTGAGCGTTTTGCGATGGGTGCTGGAACAGAAGCTGGTAATCAGCAATACATGCAACGCAAGGGAATTTCTGAGGCAAACAAACCAGGATTTGATATGGGTGATGTTGGTAATGTGTTGTCATCAGGGCTTTCTACTGCTCTTGCAATACCAGGAGCGGTAGCTGGTACTCCAGGGATGGCTTTAGGTGGTGCTAGTGGTGAATTATTAAGACAACTCATTGGTAGAACCGCTGGCACTCGTCCTCAAGAAAGAGGGTTGGCAGGAGCAACTAAGGCACTAACCAGTGATGTTAAAGACGTAAACAAAGAGGTTGCTTACAATCTTGTTGGAGGGAAACTGGCCGAGGTTGGTGCTAAAACAGTAGTTCCATTTCTCGCTAAATCTGGGAAGAAACTATTAACAGCCACTTCAGGTCTTGGTTCTGATACTGTCGGTAAAGTAGGAACTTGGGTGATGGAACAAGCAAAGAACTATCCTAAAGAAGTTAAGGTTGCTCAGGATGCAATTAACGCTGGCAAAGACGTTTACTATGATTACGCCAATAAAGCATCAAAGACATTGGGTGATTTGTCTAAAAAAATGACAGGTGATAGTGGTTTTTATTCAACGACGAAGAATAAAATATTTGAAAAGTATGCAGACAAGCCAATTGATATGTCTGGTGGCGTTGCAGCTGCAAAAAATACTCTCTCTACACTTGGAGAGAAGGTTGTATCTTCCACTCAAAAGAGTGCTGTTAAACAGGCCAACAAGTTAATAGGAGAATTTGAAAAAGCAGGAGACTATAGTATCTCCGCTGTGGATAAATTCAACCAAACAATGACGGACATTCTTGAAACTGGGATAAAAAGAGAACCTACTACGGGAAGGGCTCCTTCCAAGAAAATATCTGATGTTTATTCTAAAGTAGCTGCTCAAGTAAAGAACTCTATTAAAGAGCCATTCTACAAACAGGTTCCAGAACTGGGTGGAATAAATAGTATCTACAAAGACTACAAACAACTCGTTGCTACTTTGAGTAAAATTAAAGACCCTGTAGGCAGAGAGAAGTTTATGACAAGACTAATGAGTGTTGGTAATACAGAAGTCAGAAATGCTCTGCAAACAATGGATGATGTAATGGGTACAAATTTAATGAATGAGCTAAAAAACATTAGAGCGGCAGAGTTGCTCGCACCTCCTATAAAATCTGGTTCAACCGCTATGGCTACAGCATTAAACTTAGGAACTAATTCTCCAGCTCTTGTTGGATTATTATCAAGAAGCGCAAACAAAATAGAACCACTTATTAAAGGTGCTGCTGCCACTGCTGGATATGTATTGCCCCAAATAATGAGAGCTTTCCCACAGGGAAAAAAACAATGACCATATGTCTTTCTTTGACCAACTCACTGACTCCTTAATCAAGAAAGTAACAGGTGCCAAAAACGAACTCGCTAGTTTCAGTAGTTTTTTGTACCCTCAAGCAAACGCAAAATCTAATATGGTACAGTCACCTAATCAAAATGCTATCGCAGAGGCACTGAAAAGACAGGAACAAGACAAAAAACAAGCATCAACTTATTTGGATAAAAATAATATTGATGAAAGAGGGGCCATACAAAGAGAGTTGTCAAACATGGATTTGAACAATGCTTACAAACAAAAAGGTATTTCTGCTTTGGTGCAAAATACTCAACAAATTCCTACATCAATTCCAACTGTCAAACCAACAGCTACTCCTATGCCAACACAAATGCCACAGGTAGCTAGTGCGGAAACTCAGAGACCACCTGTCCAAATGGCTAGGTATGGGCAAACAGGAGATATGTATATTTCTAATGCTAAAGAAGCATTAGGTCTTTCTGACGCAGAAGCATATATTATTGGAAGTGAATCTGGGTTTAGGCCAGAAGGAGTAAATAAAAAAAGTGAAGGTGCTTTTGGCCTAGGACAAATGATAAAAACTCAAAGAGAGAAATACGGTAAACTACTTGGAATTAACCCAGAAACAATAGACCCAAATGAACAATTAAAAATGGTTCGTGCCTATATTGCAGACCGTTATGGTGATGCAGAAACAGCAGAAAAATTTAGAAAAGTAACAATGGGAGAGTTACCAATATCAGTTTTACCAGATACAAGTGCATCTGGATTCCCACTAAAATCGTCTGCTCAAACATATCTCAATAACAACTGGAGAGGGTACTAATGCCTTACAAATTTAACCCCCTTAGCGGAAAATTAGACTACTACCAAGTCTCCCCCGCCCCCGACCTCTCTGGGTATATCCCGTATACAGGAGCAACGGCAGCCGTTAACTTAGGTTCTCAAAACTTCCTCACCACAGGCACTCTCGGAGCAGGGGCGACTACTTTAACAGGTAACCTAACCTTTTGCAACTGGAGTTGATAGGATTATATCTGTTGCAAATGCTACAGGAACTAATAGTGGGAATGTCCTGTCAATCTTAGCAGGAACGGCGTCTACAGATGGTGTTGGAGGCAATCTTAATATCACTGCTGGAACAGGAATAGGAGCGTCAGTTGTTGGAGATGGTGGAGTATTAAATTTATTATCAGGTTCTCCAACTGCAAGGGCAACTAATGTGGGGTCTTTTGCTGGGGCAGGAGGAAATGTCAATCTAACTGCTGCAAATGGTGCTGATGCTTTAATTACTGGAGTAAACACAAACGGTGGTGGTCAAGGTGGAGATGTTACAGTAAGAGCAGGGGTTTCAGGAAATGTATTAAACAGTGATGGCAACCCTGCTTGGTTATTAGGCGGTGGTAATGTCCGTGTCTATGCTGGTAATAGCGGAACTATTGCAAATGGTGCTTATAACGGCTCTGTTGGTGGAGGTTTATTTTTACTACAATCTGGGAATGGTACAGATATTCCTGCAACTGTTACAAAAGGGAGTTCAAGTTCTGGTATCGCTGGAGGTCAATTTACTTTAAATTCTGGTTCTGGTGGAGCAAGTTATGTTAATGGAATTTCTGGTGGAAGTGGAGGTCCATTTGTCTTAAGTTCAAATAATGGAGGTAATTGTACAGGAGTAGGCAGTGCAAACAACTTTGGTGGCACGAGCGGATATTTCTTTATGAATGCTGCGGGTGGCGGAAGTGCTTCTGGTTCAACAGCTAGAAATTTAGCAGGTAGTGCAGGAGGGTTTACACTTCTCGGAGGAGATGGTGGATATGCTACTTGTAATGCCACAAATGTATTGACGAGAGGTGGTGCTGGTTCTCCTATGGTTATAACCGCAGGGAATGGAGGTGGTATATCAGGAACTTTAGGTTCTGGTACATTACAACTAGGGAGCGGTGGTGCGTTAACTTTGACATCAGGTTCTGGTCCAACTTCAGGAACAGCTCTGACAGGTAAGACTTATACTGGCGGAGTAGGTGGTGACCTTTCACTTCTAGCAGGCAATGGAGTTTCTGTAACAGGAGCAAACAGTATTGGGGGAAGTATCTATTTATTGCCAGGATTATCTTCAGGCACAGCAACACCTTCATATATACTTTTAGGCGGAGATAATGCAGGAAACATAAGAGGAAAGGTGGGAGTTGGAATTATACCAACTGCTGCATTGACCTTAAAAGCAGGCACAGCCACCGCAGGTACAGCACCGTTGAAGTTTACAAGTGGAACGCTTTTAACAGGAGCAGAAGCTGGAGCAGTAGAGTTTCTGACCGATGACTTCTTTGCGACCATAACCACAGGGGCGGCTCGCAAGGCGTTTGTGCTTGATGATGGGACGAGGCTTACCGCAACACGAGTTCCGTTCGCAGGGACAAACGGAAGGTTAGTAGACGACGCAGATATAACATTTGTGACTGACACTTTGACTGTTACTAAAATAGTCGGGACAACGAGTATTAAGGTCGGAACGGCAGGTGGGTATATTTCTAGTGATAACTCTACTGGAGCGACTGGAAGTTTCACGACAGTAGATTTGAAAACAGTGACCGTTAAGGACGGTATAATAACTTCAATAGTTTAATTATTAAATAAAAAACTATGCTAACTTCAAAAAAAATAGACGAAACAACAATAGAAATCAGCAAGGAAAAACCTGCTGAAATAATAAAGACTAAATACGAAAGGTCGTTTATCGAGAGCCAGATTTTAGCAGTGAAAGAACAGAGAGATGCTTATGTGGAAGCCAGAAACACAGAGCTGGACGAGCTTAATGCGATTCTTGCCGAGATGGACAAGTTACAAATCGTCTCCAAGCCAGTTGACATTTCGCCTGTAGAGTTAACAAAATAGGGTATGAACAAAATACTAACAGAAGCCCAAATCCAACAAATAGAGAACACATTGGTACAAGTGAACGTACCTGTGCAGGTGTTTATCGGAATACAAAAACTCTTTAAGGAGTTACCAGAAGTAGAGAAGCAAGAGAAAAAGTAAATTACTAGAAATTAAATAGGACGAGTATAATTAACCTTGTACTCGTTCTTTTGTATAAAGGGAGATAAACAATGCAAGTTTACGTCCTGGACGTGATTGATGTAGACAGTCCAGCTGACATTCAACTGGCAATCAAAAAGATGAGAGAGGCACTCACAAAGATACACCTCTCAAACCGTCGCCTAGTTGTGGAGATTTGCACTGAAACAAAGAGAGTTATCAACATTCCGAGGAGAAAGAAATGACCATCTACTACTGTAAGAAGCATGGTTTCTGCCCTCAGGATGGCCAACTGTACCATTGTTTGGCACAAAACGGCCATAAATCTTGCAAGAGATTGGTGATACTTCCTACCAAACATCCCAACAGAAAGGGGAAAAAGTACTAGCTAGACTTTACGCCTAGCTTTTTTCTTCCTATAATCTAATTAGGCTTTTGCACCACAATTAGAAGGTAGAGGTGCATAACTAGAAAGCGCAATCTAGTAAACGAGACCATATCGCCGACCTTTGCTCGAACCTAGCCGTGGCAACCATGTTGCATATCGGTAGGTTTAGAGCCTATAATTTAACTACCGACCTGACAACTTCATCATTAGGAATGATCTTTCTACCAGCTTGAAGTAACCGTCTCTTTTGAGGCGTTGCTGGGTACATAACAAGATTTAGTCGAAATGACTAATTGTTCCAGTTTTGAAGGTTCCCCCTTCTAAACTTATAGAAAGACACGGTTCAATATGCCGTGTTTTTCGTTTATTGACATAGCGTGTATAATAAGTTTTATATGTTCCCATTAACTAACCGCAAGCTCGTCCACGATATCCATTGGCATATTGCACATGGAGAAGGAATCGGAGCGGATTACGAAGCTATCTACGTTAATCTTATGGCTCCGTTTGATGGAGTTGTTACAAAACCCTACTGGTCAGATTATGGTACAGGTGGAATTTGGTTGCGTCTCACGAGGCCAAATGGTGATTATATTGAGTTTGCTCATCTTTCAAAGAGAATTAAACTTGGGGTTGTTAAAGCAGGATATGTTATCGGAATAACAGGTTCGACTGGGCTATGGTGTTATGGTCCACATTTGCACATACAGGCTTTCGTTAACGGTAAACGTGTTGATCCGGAGCAATACTATTGGATAAGTACAGAAGCAGAAACGATAGAACAAACTATTGCCAGACTTTTTAAGGATTCTTGGGGTAGAGATGCTTTTACTGGTGAAATAAGTGTGTTTGTAAATCGTCTAAATAAAAAGAATATCAAAGTTACAGAATTGGCTAGCAAGATTCAATACACCGCTGATCATAGAAACGAACTGGAAAAACAAAATGTTGGTAAGGGAGATAAATGGTGGGACTCTGAGAAAAAAAAGTGGAATAAATAATGTCTGACAGCGAATCAAAAAAAATGCTACTTAGACTCGTAGAAAAGTACGAGCAGGGGCATGGAGAGATAAACAGCTCAATCAATAGAATTGATTTGAATATGGTTCAAATGAGTGCAGACATAAAGGCCTTAAATTGCAGATTAGACTTATTGGCAGACACTGCCAGGGTAAACCAAGAGAACATAGCCAAACTTCAAGAGTCAGAACGTTCAGACGAATCCCTCAGAAAAAGAATAGAAAGCCTCACTAGCACGGCTAGCAAGATATATATCCCGATTATTATTGCTTTACTCCTCTCCTCTATTTACGGAGTGTGGGAGTTCTTTAAGGAATACATTAGACGATAGGTTTCCAGTCACTTCTCCACAATTTAAGAAACCGCAACAATCGCATAAACAATCTAAACGGCCAAGCAATCTTGAGCATTTTTGTGTAATGAATACCATTTCTAATAGCCCAGTCTATGACTATTCTATCTTCGGGGGATTCTAGGTCGAGTGTTTTTACCATCTCTGTATTATACTAGAGATACTAATTATTAGTTAAATATATGATACAAAAATGTTTTAATTCTCCGTACTGGATAGATTCTGAAGGTTGGACTTATGATATAAGAAGTGTTTGGAGAACTTATTATTCATTAAACTAAAATTATGGAAACAGCAGTATTAATCGCCATTTGCACAGGTATCGTGCAAATCATAAAGCAAATACCAATGCCGAAGTATGCGGTAAGGTTACTGGCATTAGCAGTCGGTGTCGGTTTAGCTTTTATCGTCAAACAAGAAGTAGCCAGTATCCTTACTGGTCTAATTATTGGCTTGTCATCCACAGGATTATATGAATTGACGGTTAAGCCGACTGTTGAAAGATTTGAGGAATAGAGTAAATTAAAGAAGCAATAACCTTCCTGATTGACGAATAGTTACAGCAAATAAGCCGCCACTAGGCGGTTTGTTTGTATTTGCAGCGTCATGGAACACCTGTAGTACAATATGGTAGTGGTCTAAAACGACCATATTCTTCAGGTTATCTGTTCAGTGAGTCCCGAATTACCCTTCAGCGAAATAAAATGTTATGCAAGTCAAAGCCAATATTCCTCCTCCTATCTTTATTGCTCCTGCAACCCCCTATGGTACGGGACGTTTATGCCAATTCCTTAAATTCAACTACCCCACAGCTCCAGAAAAACTCTGTCCTAGATGTCTCCAGCCAGAATGGGAATGTATTTGCAAACGCTTTTATCAGCCCAGATAGTCCTGTAACGACACTAAGTACCATTCCAGAACCAATTCGCCGCAAATCAAGAGTTTATGGGCAAAACTGTGCCCTCTACGCAAAATCAGTAACTGGAATAGTCACTAATGCCCCAGTAGCTAGACTTACTCTGGCTTATGCGGAAAAAGCGGGTTACGAAACAACAAAAGACAAACCAGTAGTCGGTGCTATTGGACAGACAAAAGAAGGTGCTGTCGGTCATGTTTTTGTTGTGGAGAAGGTTGTGGATAACAGAGTATTAACTTCCGAAAGAAACTTTCCTGTCAAATCACGTTGGGTAGATATAAATGACCCTATTGTGCAAGGTTTTATTCTACCTAAAGAGTAGACTCGATTACGGAATCCTCAAACACGTTCTGGATTTTACAATCCCAGTAGGTCGCTTTCTTTCCTTTGACTTTCTTCAACTTCCGCCAAGAGAGAAGATAGATAAGCCACTTACTCTTTTGTAGTTCCGCAAAGTACGGAGACTCTTGTATCTTCTTGACATGTTCTTTCACATCTGCACCAGTGGCTTGAAAGCAGAAGGTTTCACCGTCCTTCAATCCGACAAAATCACAACAATTCCACATGTCCACTCTCTTGTGTGCAAATGGATTCCAGTGTTCTGTTTTCCACAGGATGTAACCTTTTTCTTCAAGGAAGTGTTTTGTACGTTGGCTTGAATTTGTTTTCATTGTCTGGCAATTACAACACCAACAACCATTCCACAAGCGAACCCAACGATGAACATTCCGAACATAATCTAATTATGATACAAACAAGGCCACTCGTAAAAAGTGACCGTGCTTGACGTGCTTTCGCTAGCTTACACAACGAGCGCAAAGTTTGCTTCATGGGAAGGACTTCGGGCAGAATATTGTGTAAACTTTCCGCCAAGCAACGCTGTATACACTCGGTTGGCATTATGGTGAATCTAGAACACCTATAATGTTTCCCACTCGCTCGTTACTTGGCCGAATAAATGCGCTGGGTGTTGGAGGCGAGGATTTGAATTAACCAGCATGCTGGATTTCCACGTAAACGCAGAAACTGATAATTTTCTATAATTTAGTCACCTCGCATGGGGTGGGAATCCCCGAACGGACGTCTTTTAGGTTTACCACCTATACGTTTGCGTTTCTATTTCGCCACTCCAACTTCCAACGCACTAATGAACACTACTTACTTCTTACTCCGAATCGGTGGGTTTTTCAATACTTCCCACGCCTTTACATATCCTTGTAAATACTGAAACCACTCTGCAACTTTCTTAGTATTTCCTTCTTTGTTTGCTACTTCTATCCTCTGCATTATTTCTGTCAGTCCGTTTAGGTAATTCTCGTATTCTTTCTGTTCAACTTTCATAAATCCAAATCACTTAAACAATCAGCGCAAAGATAACCTTCCCACATTTTAACCAAGATTGCTTCTCGTTTACACCTTTGGCAAAGTTGGTTCTCTCGGTCTTCTTGGAGTTCTTCGGTCATTTCTTTAGTATAACTTTTATTGGCCCAATATGAGTAAATCCAGTTTTCTCAGTTGTTCTTCCACATCTCTTGCATTTATCCCAACCATTGCTAGTCTCTTGGTATTCTGACTTAAATATTACCTCTCTCATGTATTCATCTTTGTGAAACCCAAACCAACATAATAATTTACTCATACAATCTCCTTAATTTGGGCGAGAGTTTCTTGAGAACTTTCTCTGATGAATTTAATAGTTGAATGGTCAGCTAATTCACCTATCCATTGTGTTGCCACTTCCACCTTCTTCCGCAGTAGCGAGTTTTCTGATTTGAGTTTATTAATTTCTTCTTGAAAGACATATGGAACTTCGCCCGTAATAATATCGTCTTCTAATGCACAACATTTAGGGCAACATTGGGGAGCACCACAATATAAACAATTGTCTATTAACTTTGTATCAATGTGTACTTCGCAAGTAGGATAGTCTTTTGAAAATAATTTCTCTATTTTGTCAGCACAGTTTTGGCAAACAACCCAGTATTTTTTCTGTGCATTTAATATCCCAATCCCAACCTCATGGAAATTGACTACTGCACCCCTCTCTTCACCACATTTATCACAAAATTCTTTTATCATTTTAGTCTGTTAATTTATTAATATCATCTATTATACGTTCACAAACGTTTTTAGCTCCGTATGCTTCTCTGTCTTCTTCTGGTCTTATCCATGACCTCTCAAGAGTTATCTCTGCGTCTTTGAGATAGAACTCTACTATCTGGAGTATCTTTTCTTTAGAAATTTTTTTCATTGATTCTAATTTGTTTTAAGAAAATAGTAAGCATATCACTTAATTCTTCTTCACTCATCACAGTTCTACGGTAATCGTGGGCAAAACCAGCAATAATTGCTTCAGTAGTTACTACAGGTTTGTCATGCTTACTGTAATTCATACTTTGGCAATAATTAGAGTGTGTTATCCCCATAGGTTCTTTTGAATTACAGTAGCACTTCTCATCCTGTTTGGGAGTAGCCACGCCGCACATTTCCATCGCTAATTTAGTAGCGTCTGGGAGTGGCTGATTCTCCAACTTCTCTAAGAGTTGGCTTGCCTTTAATGGCATTTCTGTTTCTTTGTTAGGATTACACGGACAATCTAAATCAACGATTGTTCTCGTATTCTCCTCCTTCAATTCTTTTAACGCATTAACTATTTGTTCTAGTGTGTTCATTTCTTTTGTTTCTTACTGATTAAAAGTTCTCGCCATGAGTCATTTATTTCTTGGAATGTCGCTTGGTAACCATTACTTCTTTTTATATAAACTTTTAGCACATCATTCCAAACAAACTTTTTATTAAACTCTATTATTTTCTGTTCTGTGGTCATATTCCTATCACGATTAAAAAGTAAGCGGTTATGTTTCTAAAATGTTGAACCCATCCCCAGACCCAGACCCATACCCATCCCCAGACCCATACCCATCCCCAGACCCAGACCCATACCCATCCCCATACCCAGACCCATCCCCAGACCCAGACCCATACCCATCCCCATACCCATCCCCAGACCCAGACCCATACCCAGACCCATACCCATCCCCATACCCATACCCATACCCAGACCCATACCCAGACCCATACCCTCGTCCTAGTTCTGCGACCATACCGATACAGCTTGAATGCTTAATCGTGCTTTTTCAGTGCAATCAATTACTTCGATTGCGTCAAGAATTTGTACCTTTTTTACTTCGCAAGGGAACTTGCAATTAGATGGATTGGATGTTCCTTCTATTGCCAACTCTGACAAAGAAGCGGCACCATCCCAATACCAGATTCTTCGAGAGTTTAGCAAAATTACTTCTCTGTCTTTTTGTGACTGAACATATCCAGCGAATACACCAGACCTGTCACCACGAATAATTTTATATTCAAGACCATCTAACTTTTGTGCGTCTTGTTTCTCTGTACCTTTTTTGACGTAAGTTACGCCGTTTACTTCTAACTCTGTTATTTCTGTTTTGCTCATACTATTTTCCTTTCTTTTATTAAAATTAAATTATTTAGTAAACCAATATTGCTGTACCGAGAGCGAGAAAGATGTTCATTTGTTTAGTCTTCTTATTTTATTAAATTCTTTATAGTCACGAATATAATCTGAAAAATAGTGGCTATTATATCCTAACCAGTACGCAATATCCGCAATTTTCCACATTCCGAATACTAGAATAATAAATAAAAATATTTTCATACCTTCCCGTTCCTTTCGATGTTGGAGAGGGTTTCGGTGCGACATTGTTCGTACCCGATAAACCACCCGTTTAATTCTTTGTCTTCCTGTACAGTTGGCACACACCCTTTCGCAAAGTCGATGAGGGATTGGGCGATGAAGACTTTAACCATTATAAAATCATCGTGGTCGTGGAATGTTTCTCCCATTGGGTGGTCATCACCAAACTTGTCATCGAACTGCTCTAAAATTTCTTGAGTGGTAGTCATTTGATTAGTACTTGAATAATTAGTATTTCTATCACCCAGATTAGAGGAACAAACAAATAATCTATTCCCTTTGTGCCTATTGGTTCTTGCGCCCACTTTTCGAGAAAGCTCTTTGGATTGCGGATTTCACATCTCGGAATAAACTTTGGTGTTGCCAGTTCTGGTTTTCCACGTCCTGCTGCAATACAAACTGGACAATCGTGTCTTGTTACACCTGTGTGATTGTTGAACTTACTCTGTTCTCTCAGGTCGATATTGTATTCGGCCATCTCTTGCTCTGAGAGATTGATTTTTGAGGGCTTGCGGTAGGTCATTAAAACTATACCTCCACATCTTTGCTGTCTTCTTTCGGTTCATAAGTATCTTTCATTGCATCAAACAGTTCGTTCCATGCTTTAGTGAAGTCGTTTAACTTATCGTCTACATTGTTAAACGCTTCGAGAAATATTCTATTGTTTTGTTCCATTTGATTCATATAATTGTATTAGTAGTGGATTTAGTGCCATACCGTGGTAGTTGCCTAGCCATACTTGAGATTAAAATCTCTTTCCTGTTTTGGCTTACCTACTTAATAGCTCCCACTTAGTTCAACTTACTCCTCTTTTGACTAGCTGTCAATAGCACATGTTATCTCTTAATCAGATACCAAGCTGTTGTACCAAGTATCCTAGCAAGAGTAACCAGAGTTTCAACAGTAGGATTGGTTCTCTTTCCAGACTCAAGCAGACTGATGTACGAAACATTAAGACCAGACTTCTTAGCCAGTTCATTCATCGACATCTTCTTCTTCAGCCTTAACGTCTTGATACGGATTCCAAGTGTCATACTTTTAATAAATTATTTTCTAAAAGATATTGTTTGAACGAAAATGCCTGTTCTAATAACCAATCTTCTGTCTTAGCGAGAGTTATCGGTGAAATCCACACGATAGACCTGAGTGATTCTTTCCTGACCAAGTCAAAAATCATGATATTTTTTTAATTAAATTTTTTCTTTTTAACCAAGGATTAAATCTTCCCTTGTTAATTGCATCTTTGACGTTATCCTTATTCGTCCCAAGCCATAGATGCTTTGGATTAACACATTTACGATTATCACAAGAGTGGCAGACAAAAAGACCGTCAGGTATTTCACCTTTGTATTTTATATAATAAATCCTATGAGCTCTTTTTGTTTTACCTTTTATGCGAATTTCGCCATATCCTGTTTTATAAAGACCTCTCTGCCACTCCCAGCAACCTGTCTTTTTGTTAATTTTGTATTCTAGGGGAGATAATCGTGTGGAGTGACCAGCGGAAACATACAAAATTGGTTCTCCCTTTTTATGACCTTTACCATTGTCCGTTCTTGTGGCTATCTTAGTCTTCTCACCACACCCACAGCGACAGTAGCCGTAAGAAATTTTCATTTGAGTAAGTTGTTCTCTAACAAGTAATGTTTGAATGAGGCGGCTTGTTCCAATAGCCACTCCTCCGTGTTTTTAAGCGTGGTTTCAGAAATCCATATAATAGCTCTGGACGATTCCTTTCTAATAAGGTCAGCTGCTAAGTATTCTCCACGTGTTATCTCTATCCCCATTTTAGACATACCAAGAGCGTACAGTTCTACCTGATTACTGTTTACATACTTCGAGATACCATCAGTGTCTTTAGTAAATTTATATTCAAGTATCGTTTTAACATTCCAACAGTCTGGAATAAACACCAACTGTACCCAATCGTTTATCATTACTTCTTGTTTCTTCTCACATACTGGTTTTATCAGTGGGGTATTGTCAAAGAACTCTGGCAGTTTCCCGTGCTTCTCTACATAGATTTTAATTAGTTCATGTTGCTTCTTGCCATTCTCCATAGCTTCACTGGTATACGTTTGTAGCTTCAAATATGACGCTACAGCTTGTTTGTAGTTACCTTTTGCCCAGTTACTAGCAATGGTGAAACTAATGCGGAAGGGAGTCATATCAGTTATCTAAACAAGCTAAAGTTGCAAAAACCATAAACCACACAAACATGCCAACAATTCCACCCAACAATATTGCACCATGAACACCTGTTAGGTAACCAATAAACCCACCAATAAACCAACTACCAAATAACGTCCAAAGAGCAATTAGTGGCCTATTCATCTTTCTTATCTTTCTTTAACGACAAACTAATCTGCTTTGTACGAGGAAGTGTTGCTATCCCAGCTGGCACAGCATTATGTTCCTTCACATACGCTTCTAGTGCTTTAGAATCTATCTTCCAGCTGTGTTTTACTTCTTCTTTTAGTATTCCTGCGTCTATCAGTTCTGCTTCTGCTTCTGGGTCTATTTCTTGCTCTAAGCCGAACGCTGCACCATAGGCACGATACATAACAGACACCTTATCGCTAGACACACTGGAGAAGGATTTTGAGTACGATAGAGCAGACTGTTTAATCCATTCTTTCAGTTGCTCTTTAACTTCAGCTACTTTAGCTTCGTGTTCTAGAAAGGCAACAAGGGCAGATTCTGCATCACCAGAGAATACAATTTTCTTTCCGTCCTCTGCTAACTTTAATAAGTCTGGGAGCTTGATAGTGAGCTCGTTTGGATGATTGCGTTTTCTTTCTCTTCCTGAGCAAACCTTACAATTCTCTGGATAATAAAGATGTTCACAACCACTGTCTGGGTTAGTAATCCTTAAATCAGTACCACAATGTTCACAAATTTGTTCTGCGATTTCGTTGGTCATTCTACTTCTATTAAGTAATAATCTGGTTCTTCACAGGGAGGATACTCACCATCACTGTGATGTTTCATTGGTTCAATTTTACCTTTGATACTAAGACCTTTTAATATCAGCTCGGCTGAAACAAATTCATAAAACTCTTCTTTTGAAAGTTGTATTTTCATCTTGGTTGTTTATGAGTTTTATCTTTGCAAGCGAAAAAGGCTGGGTACGGTTTACCAGAAGTTTTGCTGACACCAGCAGGAATTTGTGACATTGGTTTAGCACATACAGCACATAACTTTTCTGGAAGTGCAGATGACGTATTAGTTACAGTTTCTGTTGCCTTCACTGGTTTTGGTAATGCACCGAGTAACGCTGCACCTTCTGCTTGGTCATAACCACTATCTGTTTGAGTTGGTTGATTATCTGGCACATTACAAGTTTCGTTCCAAAAAGCATCTCTATCAGTTCTTCTCCATTGAACAGCCCTTTTCCCATCCTTCTTTTTAACCCATACTTTAACAGCGTGGTCTTTCTTCCATTTGTTGATGTAGTTTGGTTGCCATAGTTCAGAGGCAATACCAATATCTTTGCAACAACGCATTAGAGCATTTGATTTAACTCCTTCCGCTACCGAAGCATAAGTCATTGTTTGGTTACTTGGGATGTAGTCTCCTTCGCCGATTGTTTCAGCAATAAATCTTCCATGAATATACATAGCAAATGGACGCATCATTGTATTGCCATTGATGACAAGCTTATCTCCACGGGGCATTAAAGCCCACGCTCCTGCTCCCAGCGCTTCGTTTAATCTCTTGCGATATAGAATCTCAGGATAATAGATTAAACCTTCAGGGCGGATTTCTACTTCATTCTCGTCTATTGGAGCAAGTAACTTATCTTGTACTTCTTTATCAAAAGCTACCGCTGCGATACCTTGAAACAAAGTGATTTCTTTGTTCTCCATTACTGGCTTATTGTCTTCTTGCAATATTGTCATTGACCCGTCTTCTTGAACGGATGGCAATGTTTGTTCTGGTTCGTCTGTCATGTTGATAAGTTATAAGTTATGTGTATAAGTTAGCATATCTTTGACGGGGAGTCAAGGGGCTGACACCCCGAATAAATCTTGCGCTATTTCCATTTGCGTTTCTCCTATTTGTTGTTGCACTGGTGCAAGTTTCCATTTGTATCTTGCTCCAGAAATTGCACCTTCTTCGATTGGCGGCTCTCTAAGTATTAACCCCTTGTTGGCTAATCTCCACAAAGCGGAATCAAAGTTTGTTCTACCTGGGATTGGGTCTGTTAATCCAGCTTTAACTTCTGATGTCTTAACAAAGTCCACTGGCATGACATCTAGTATTCTGTCCATCACATTTTCTATTTCTACTTCTCTGGTATCACCAACATAAACGAGTTCACTTTGTCGCATTTCATAAATAAACGTGTGGCTATCACCATTAACACGAGTCAAAACATCTACTTTTCTTTTCGTGGCACTGACATTATTTTTGTCTTCACGGGATATTTCAATAATCACATCCACGATACCAGATATAGCGAGAGAGCCTGCACCTTTCATACCCACAGAACGTTCACCTTTTACGCCGTGTTGTGACATGATAAATGTTTGGTTCTTTTCACGACAAGCGGTAACAAACGGCGTGATAATTGTTTGTACTTCACTTGCAGAGTTCTCATCTGCGAAACCTAAGATACGAACAGTGTCGATGATGATAATATTCTCCGTTGATTGTTGAGCGTTAAGTAATATCTCGTCGTGGCTATGTCCCATCGCAAAAGAAATGCTGACACCACGAGCAGGATATGGTCTATCTGATAATCTCTGAGCCCACACGTTTCGCCCTTCTTCTGAAATGATGTTCACGGTTTTTCCACAGGCTACACAATCACGGACTAAACTATCTAACAACGTTGTCTTACCTGTTTTAGGTGGAGCTACAAGCAAGTGTGACCAACCATTAACCCACACATCACGTCTGCCTAAGTGTTCTAAATATTCCATTGGCGGTTCGTTCTTGACCATCTCCAGCAAGTCCATTGTGTCCACTTTTAAGATTGGTTCTTTTTTTGGTGGCGCAATGGGTTGTTGTAGTGGTTTTACTACACCATTATCGCCAATAGGATACTTTCTAGCAGCGTCACGAGCTTTTCCACGCAACACAAAATCCTCCAATGGTTTTGGAGTTACACCATCTTCGGAAACACATCTTCCATTATGACGTTGTAGTCCTTCATAAATTCCCTGTTCGTCCATACCAGTATTGCGTAATGAGCAGGCTATCCGAAACAAAGTGTCATCACGTTGTCCAAACTTAATTGGGTCTTTGATGTTGCTGTTGATTGGTTCTTTGTAACCAGTGTCGGTTGTAACACCAGCGTAAGTAACACCAAGGTTATCTAACACTGATTTCAAGTACTCTGCTAGATTACCAACTTGTTTTGGTTTATCTACATTGTTGATGTATTCGTACTTATAACCCTCTTTTGTTACTGATGGTGGAATAACTGTGTAATGTCCAGTGTCGGGGCGTATCTCTCCACAAGGATTACCAAACTGGTCTAGCAAGTTAATTATCTTCGGTGTTGGTTGTTCTTCCACAAAATGAATATGCAATCCACCAGATGGAGTTTTAACCATTGGAGCGTCTGCAAATTGAGAAACCAGTGCGTCTATTATTTCTTGGCGTATCACTCCCTCTGGTGATTCTTTGTCAACGTCTTTTATGTCAATATCCAAAAAGACAAATCCCTTGAAGCCACACACTTGTGCCAACATAGCGTCTGGATAATCTTTCTCCCACCTTGCCACTTCATCGAATGTTGGTGGCGTTGTCTGGTACTGTTTCCATGAGAAAGCAATAAACGGTCGTTTGTCTACATTACTAACAGGAAATACCGAGTACCCCTGTTGGATTAACTTTAGCGCAACGTCATAGACTGGGTTCATCTTCTTTGAGTGCGTTGTTTAGTTGCTCAATAACTTCTGGTGTCTGAGCAGTAAATTTGATGTATCGCCAACAGTAAAGACACCGCTCTGTTATCTGCGGGATATATGTTGGCCAATGGTATTCTGTTTTACCAGTTGGGATTATGCGTAAGATTAGTTTTCTTTTTGTCTGCCCACATACTGGGCATGGTGTTTTCCCTTCATGTTCGATGTACATGTTTTTGTCTTTCTGACATAGAGAAGTAACCACTCTTCTGCAAAGTGGTAGTGGTTACTTACTTTCTATGCCGTTAAGTTAGCACGAAAATATCCACTTTGCAATAGTTAAATGTTACACCATTATTTTATTAACATCAAGTACCACTTGTGCACAGGTTTATCCACACCCATTGACAATGTTCCAGTTAGTGTTGTACTATGGATATATTCTTAAAAGAGTAGCCCGACCGCTAACCAGTGTTCGGGCTTTAAGCTATTGACAAAGTAAGAATTCAATTGTATTAACCAACCTGTTTTCGTGATTAAGCTGTACCAGACAAGGTTTGTCAATAGATGAGCCATTATTGGCTAACACAAGCCAAAAAAGCTTTACAAAAGCTAACCTGTCGCCTATATATATACGGGAAGGTTGTATTTCTTAAAAGAAAGTAGCAAAGAAAAGCGACGACGACTGTTGGCGTCGGCGCCGCTTCGCTAGGGCTTCGCTCTGCCTAGCCAACCGACGACTCGACTACTTGTTATATCTCTTAATCATATCTGGACCATACTTGTCTTTTGACCAAGCAAACATTATCTCCTTCTGATGGTTTAACAGAAGTGGTCTATAGTCATACTGCATCTCACCAGCACCATCACTGGAATACTTAACCTTCCCAAGTCTCACCAAGTCTTGAATAATGGCATGAGCTCTCTGTCTGGTTACACCCAACATCTCACCAAGCCTTGTGGATGTAGGATAGTGCCCAAACATCAGAAAATGCCCCACCATCAATTTATATGCTTCATCTGCTCTCATGTGTCTGTTCTCCTTTCTTTGTTATTAGAACTCAATATTTGGCTTTATTGCCTGTTCGCTATTTTTGAAATCTATTACTACATACCCCCCTACTGCTCACACCTTGGAAGATGTAAGCAGTCCTACGAATATTAGAAACACCACTATTGTTAGAATCTCACCCATATTAGTAATTTGGGAAATCTAAACCCTTAACCATGTATCCGTACTCCCAACCCTCTGGAAGCTGTTTTAGGTGCTCTCTAGCTTGCACTATGGCATGTTCTGTATTATGGGCATGGTAGATATATTGATGTTCATCTGTTCCATGTTTGTAATATGCCTTTACTTGATATGTTTTTATCATTGTTTTCTATTAACAATCAACGGACAGAGTATCAACCGACTAGCGACCCGATAAGCTCCTAAGAGCTCCAACCACTATTGCGCTTTGCTAGTTGATACGCTTTCCGCTAGTTGTAAATGTGCTGTGTATAACTTCTTATTTACTATCTTAAGTATATACCTAGTCAATAATCTTGTCAATAGTCTACAAGTCACACCAGTATTCTGAAGCTAAAATACCAATAATGGTGCTACACTATTCAATATGGTCACAAAGATAAAACCTAAGCATGCAAAGCTTGCAGTTCTTATTGGTCAAGGATTAACCCAGAAACAAGCCTATAAAGAAGCGTTTGGAGATGTACAAAAAGACTCAACAGCAGAACACAACGCCAGCGAACTAATACAACGCCCTGAATTAAGGGCTATAGCCAACGAAGTACAGCACGATATCCAGCAACTCCTAAAGAATGAAGCATACCAATCTCTACTAGTAATAGAGCAATTAAGAGATGACCCACAAGCTCCAGCCAACGTAAGATACACTTGCGCTAAAGACTTATTAGATAGAGCTGGACACGGTGCAACAGCTAAGATAGAGCAAACAAACAATACGCAATTCTCAGCACTAACAGTAACAGAAAGCGAAAAAGAAGAGCTTAGAAAGCTTCTAGCTTAATTGGTTCCCCTATAACCCCTCCAGCGTGCTCTCTTGAGCCCGCCTACCACTAACAATGGTATGAGTTAATGATGTACTACGAGCATGATTGATGTCTGACAATACAGTGTATGTACAGTCAATGGCTATCACGCATGCCACAAAGAATAGCATGACACACAACATCACTACACTTCATATAATACATATAATGAGAAGTCTATAATGGCTATAGTTAGCCAAATATTAGCTAGTTAATGTATAAACTGGTGTAAATCATTGACAATATAGAATAAATATAGTGTAATAGATGACTTTAATCACCGAAGCACCCCCGATTGTGCTTGGAATAGACTTTAATCGTCTCCACTCTAACCTGACCAATTTTCACATTGTCTGACCATCGAACTGTATTTGACATTGTCAAACAATAGGAGTAGGCTCACTGTATGTTAACTATAGCTCTCGGAATTATTCTCGCTTGGTTTATACTTATATTTCTTGGATGTGTGTGTTTAGTAGCAATAATCTACTTTAGTGAAAGATTTTAAGCTCACATCCAAGCGGTCTCTCATGCGTAACACAGCCCCGTATGATGAGCATTTCCTCTGTACGAAGGGTAAATCCCCTATGCCCTATGGTATCTGGCTGAATATCCCCAAGCTTAGGGAGAGCACAGACCAAGAACTAGCAGATATGTTTGTAGAGCTAATCGAATGGGTGAAAGCGTAGACTTCGGTGGTGCTAAGTTAGACAAGGAAACTTACAAGAACCTCCTCCTGAGTAATCTCTGGTTGTTTCAGAAGCAGATTCTGCAGAAGGATAACCCACAGGATATGATGGGTGAGTGCCAAAGAGAACTTTGTCATCTGGTAGATGAGTGGAAGCTGAACAAGAAGCTGATTCTCATCCCTCGTGGTCATCTTAAGAGTTCAACAATCACAGTCGGCTACAGTGTCCAGCAAATCTGTAAGAACCCTAACGTCCGTATCCTGATAGGCTCAGAAACCAACGCAAAAGCGAAAGACTTTCTAAAGCAGATTAGAGACACGTTTGAGAAGAATGAACGTCTAAGGTACTTCTTTGGGAACCATGTGAGAAAAGAATCCAGATGGACTGATGATGAAATCACCAGTGGGTTAAGAACAACAACCGCCATCAAAGAGCCTACTGTCTTCACTACTGGTACTGACCAGACGAGGACGGGAAGCCATTGTTTTGTCCCAACAACCTGGATAAATACGCTCGATGGATTGAAGCAGGTGAAAGAGTTAACTCTTGAAGATTCTGTTCTTACACACAAAGGACGATATATCCGCATTCAAGCATTATCGAGGAGAACTGTGGATACGATAAAGGTTGGCGTTGCTTCCTTTCCTGCTTTTCCAATGGAGGTTTCTTGGGACCATTTGTTCTTGATGGAGGATGGGAAATTCAAAGAAGCAAACAAACTGACAAAGGGAGATAAAATTGTTAGACCAAAGCATGAAAGAGGATACCCAGGAATAATTCCAGATGACCCAGACTTTTGGTGGGCAGTTGGTTGGTGGGTAGCGGAGGGCTCAATCCACATCAATGGTGGCAGGAGAATAACCTTTGCCATGCACAAAAACGAACTGGAATATGCGGAGAAAATAGCATCTATCTTCAAAAGGTACGGTTCTGAAAGACATACAATTTACTATCCAAAGACAAAGAACGGTAATTCGTTGGTTCTTTCTATTATTCAGCCACCAGATATGTTTGTTAATTTGTTTAGAAAAATGTATCGAGGTCCGTTTAGAAAGGCAATTCCTGCAGACTTATTTTCCGCCAGTAGAGAATCGAGAATTATGTTCCTAAAAGGTTTATGGTACGGAGATGGTTCTTCTCACAAAAATCCTCGTGGACAGTGGGAGGGAAACATTACTTCCGTATCAGAGGAAATAGCTTTGGGCGCAACTCAGCTTATTCACGAGTTAGGATTCAACTGTAGTGTTGGGAAAGTGGATAACCGTTTGAATGGAAAGATATTCAAATGTTATCGGATATATTTTAAGGAAAAAGTATTATCACTATTCAGTGATGAATTTATTACAACAAAAAAGGTAAAAGGAAAATTCTTTAGCAAGGACAGTGGTGTTTCACAGGTAATCTCGGTTGAAAAAATGGGAGACCAAGAAGTAATTTCTATAACTGTTCACAAAGACCACACATATTCAATTCCTCAAGCCGTTTCCCATAATTGTGACGTGGCGATTTTAGATGACCCGACGTCTCACACAAACCTCACAGAGGAAGGTAGAAGGAAGACCTTGAACTGGTATCGTGAAATCAGTAATAACATCCTAGACCCTGGTGGAAAACTAATCATTATCGGGACGAGGTGGCATTTTGCGGACATCTACCAGCATATTATTGATGGACAGAAGCAGTTCTTTGATATTGTGGTACGGCAAGCGTTATCAGACGAAGGTTATGACATCCTAAGAATGGATAGGCCGATAGAGGAGAAACAGCAAATGATTACGAAAGAGATGATTCTGTTTCCAGAGAAGTTTAACGTGCAAAACCTCTGGGAGATTTATTCAGGTAGCACTGGTGATGGCGGAATAGAGTTCTTCAATAACCAGTACATGAATCGTATTATCTCCAGTGAAGATGCCGACTTCAGAGAGACGGATATTCAGTGGTACGACCCAGCCACACTGAAGAAGGAAATCCTTAATACCTATATCACGATTGACCCTGCTATCTCCGAGAGCCAGCAAGCGGACTTTACAGCTATCATGTGTGTCGGTGTAACAGAGAAGAATGAGTGGTATGTGCTGGACTACGATAACTTCAAAGGTAAACCAGCCGAGCTCATAGACCGCACATTTAAGATGTATAACCGCTGGCCACACACCAGAAAGATTGGTGTGGAAACTGTGGCGTATCAGAAGTCGCTGATGTACGCATTTAGGGACGAGATGAGAACGAGAGAGGTGTATATTCCATTGGTTGAGTTATCAAGAAGCACCAGAGTCACGAAGGAGATTCGTATGCGGGGTATCTTGAACCCGATTATCAGGAGTAAGAGGTTGTATCTGCAGGAGGGGATGATAGAGCTCAGGGAACAACTGAGAACCTTTCCGAGATGTAAATACGATGACCTTTTGGACGTCCTCAGTTCAATTGCTGACATCCAGGGTGGTTATAAACATCAGAAGGGCATGAAGCACAAAGAGGAAACTAGGGAAGAGAAAGATGACAGAGAGGATAAGCATAAACTACCGTGGAATCCCAGACAGATGGGCAGGAGCAGGTATACAAAATACTAGGGTGTGCTATAATCAAACTATAATTACTAACGACAAACTATGCCCCCAAAGAAAAAGATAGAAGAACCAATCTTGGTTACTCCCAAAGTAGAAGTAACCGCCGAAGAATTACTCAAGCAACTGGAGATAGAACGTGAAGCCAGACGAGTAGCGGAAGAAAAACTGGACAGTAAAGTTAAAGCCGAAATCAAAGTCCGAGACCCGCTCTCTGGCCCTGGTAAGTTATGTGAAGCCGTAAAGATTACCGCAGCCGAAGCCTGGCAACTGGGTAAGGAAATCTACAACACCCCAGATGGCAGACAAGATATGCGTCTCAAGCAGTGTCCAGAGGGATACCAAGTAAGGCAAGGAGCAAATGCTTACTACATTGTAGGTGTGGACAATAAAGACCCAGAGAAGAATGAACTTATCCCCAACTGTCGTAGCAAATACACGAAAGAGTACGAGTACCGTATGAAGAAACCAGCCAGTTTTGCTATCACAGAAGCTCCTCCAGAAGGAAGAGTGCATCTTTGTGACCATCACGCCCATGTTTTATTGGGGAAAGCTGAATGTTTCTGCCGAAACTGTAACCCACCAAAGAAAGAAGAGGTGATTTAATTGTCACCATTCAAATCTAAGAAGCAAATGAAGTATATGTTTGCCAATGTACCAGAAGTTGCTAAAAAATGGGCAAAAAAGTACGGAACTAAGATAAAATCCAAAAAAAAGAAGAAATAATCGCAGAAAAGCCACCAAAAAACAGGTGGTTTTTCAATTATGGTACAATTTAATCAATGGAACCATTAAATCCCGATAAAAAAGAGGAACTTCCTAAGCAAACGAAGAAAAATCAGGAACTAGCCAGATTTATTGACACCCGTCTCCAAGAGATGAAGTCTTATCGTAAACAATTCGATGAAAACTGGGATACTTACGATAGATTGTATCTTTCTAAGCCCGCAGCAGACCCGCCAGAGGATTGGCAAGCCAATGTATTCGTCCCGTTAACGATGAGCACCATCTTAGCCATCTTAGCTGAGATTACCGCCCGCAGAACAAGGTGGAAGTTGCTTCCCAACTCCCCACAAGATGAATCTAAGGTTGATACCATCATGGCTATCACCGATTACACTTTAGACAAAGGTAACTGGGATAGAGAAGCATTTAAGCGAGATGTGGATAAACTAACCTATGGTACTTCAGTTGAAAAAGAAATCTACCGTGAAGACCGTCGAGTAATCAGAACCAGAAAGTTTACCAAACGTGGTAACGCCGAACCAAAGGAAGAAATCATCACGGAAGATGTCCGTGAGTTTAATGATGTCTATGGTAAGCATGTCCCACTAAGAAACTTCTACGTTGATGACCAATGTACGGAAATTGCCAACGCCAGAGATTGTGCAGAACGTAATATTGTCGACATTCGTGATTTCAAAACAAGATACTCAAAATACAGTACTTCCAAGAAAGTAAAAGAATGGGGATTCCTAAAACCATCTATCACCGAAGCCCAAATCCAATCCCTCCCCGCAGGAGGAGACACCAACCAAGATGGTGCGTTTTTGCCGTTATCCCAACTAAAAGATAACCAAGTAGAAGTCATCGAATACTGGAATAAACCAGAAGACCGTCACACGATTATGGCGAACGGTATCATCGTGATGGATGAACCAATCCCTTACGAGCATAAGCAACTCCCCTACTCGATGGATGTAGCTATCCCCCGCCCTAACTGTGCTTATGGTATTGGTATCCCGCAACTGTTAGAACCTTCCAACGAAGAGATGAACACCATCCACAACATGATGATTGATGAAGGCAAACTGGATATCAATGTTGTCTCTGTTGTTGGCGGGATGACTACATTGGACGAAGACGAAATTCAAATCAGACCAGGTGGAGTAATCCCTGTTGAAGACGTAAACCAATGGAAACAAGTAGAACGCCGAGGATTAACCCAAGCCCACTTCTCTTTGTATGAAGAAATAAAACAGACTGCTCGTGTTGCCTCTGGTCTTGATGTTAGGTTCGCTGAAAGTTCTACGTCATCCAGCGGAGATGATACCGCCACAGAAGTTATCCGATTGCAGGAAGCGTCTCTTAGGCGTATTGGTCTCTTAAACAAGATGTTGGAAATTAACTGTCTCCCCAGAATCGGCTGGCTGAGAACCGCCAACATTCAGCAGTTCTATCGAGACCCGCTTAAAGTGGAGATGATTCTTGATGATGATGGAAACATTATTTTAGACGAGCAATCTGGAAAGCCAAAGTACAAGAAACAGAACCGCAATATTCGTTTCCAAAAAGAAGGACAAACGAATTATGTCTTCCAAGAAATTACCCCAGACCAAATCCGTGGAAGTTTTGATGTGCAGATAATTCCACAGTCCACACAGCCGATGAGCCAAGCTGTCTTGGTCAAGAGATTGAATACCGCTTTGCAAACAGTCCTGGCTTATCCACAAGCACTGGAAGTTGTTGACCTGACAGAACTGCTCAGACAGTACTTCAAGAACATGGATATGCCTTCTTCTATGGTGAAGAGCACTTTGAAAGCCAAAGAATCTGGTGTGGAACAAGCTCAACAAGAAACTATCGACATGGCTAATGGAAAAGAAGTACCCGCAACTGTAAATCCAAGTCTCAAACACACCGCTGTCCACTTGGCTTATGTTTATGAAATATTGCAAGGTAGACCGACTGGTCAGTACACCCAGCACTTCTTAGGGTCTGATAAGAAAGCCCAGAAAGCCATCCTCGACCACATTGATGGAGAAGAAAAACAACAAGCCGCTAAAGGTGAAATTGAAATGCCTTCCGCCAGAACTCCTGGTGTGCAAGGTGGCATGGGAACTCAAGCAACGGCACAGGGGCAAGAAGTAGATGCCCCACCAATGATGCAATAGAATCGAGGTGAACTTACTTGGAGGATAAAAAACTCACTGAAAAAAGTATCGAGAACCTTCTGTTAGAACCAGAACTGGTGGCTTTGCGAATGTCCTTAAACGACCCAGGTTGGGAGGCACAGAAAAAACTTGCTAAGGCTATCCGTGAAGATTGGGCTGATAAAGTTACAAGGATAGATTATAGGAACGTGCAAGACGATGTAACAATCAAAGACCTGATTTACAAACAAGGAATGTTATACGGGATTGATATGTTTATTGCCTACTTGCAAGCCAAGCACGACAAGTGGAAAAAAGAAGAGAAAGAGTAATATGCTATAATAAATTTAGCTCTAAATTGATAACAAAATTTTATGCCAGAAGAAATCATTGCTGATAACAAGGCACCAGTAGTAGAAACCGATAACAAGGTCGAGACGAAAGAAGCTAATTTACCAAATCTAAAAGATGAAACGGTAGAAAAGCCGAAAGCGCCTCAAGACCCTGAGTACGATAAGTGGGCGACAGAGACGGGCTCTTTACAAAATGCCTACCATCGTTTGAAAGGGAGCGCAGCTGAAGTAGAGAAATGGCGCAAAGAAGCCGAAGAAGCAAAAGACTTCAAGGTGAAATACGACCAAATCTCAACAGAACTCCAGACACTTGCCGCAAAAGACCCAGAGTTAGTGGAGCGAATCCAGAAGTCACTTTCTGGAGAAGCAACTGAGGCCGATAACAAGGAACTCAGAGCCGAATTACCACCAGAGGATAGAAAGTTATTAGACAATCTGCGAGCGAAGGAAACTTATGACGCTATGCAGACAATCAAAAGCTTCCGTGAAAATTTCAAAGATTACATCCAAACTGAAGCGCAGTGGGATGCAGTCCGAGAACACGCCAAACGCCTCGACGGTATGAAGGACATTAACGGTAATCCGTACACATTAAAAACTGCCTTACAGGTAGCCCTGCGTGCGGAAAGACCAGAGGTCATTTCAGACAGGTCATCAATGGAAACTTACGCTTCAACTGCCAACCGTGATTCCGCTGCAGAAGCTGGCGACACAGGATACGGAAGAGCCTCGGACATTAACCTCGACCCACAGGAAGAGGAAATGATAAAGAGGTTTAGCCAATTCGGTGTAACCAGAGAAGGATACCTGCGACGGAAGGCACAAAACTCTTGAAACTTATGTAATTAACTAAAAACATGGCGGGATTCTATCCCTACAGAACGCTTCGTGGAGACACCACAGGAGCAACAAAAGATTTCCTAATCGAAAACTCAGCAACAATCACTCTTGGTGATGATGTCGATGTAACAGCTGGCTACGCTGGCTTAACAGGAGCATCCGCTCGCTCAATGGGTATTGTCATTGGTTTTTATCGTGATTTAGGAAATGGACAGAAAATTTCTTTGAGCGCAAACGCAGCTGGAACACTTTCCACTGGTGTTCGTTCAGGAAACCAGGGCGTAACAGGTTCAGACACTTTCGTGGCTGGTTCCGATAACGTCACAATCGATAAAGTCGGAGTAACAGTTGTAATTGACCCAGAGATGGAATATTACAACGATGCCAACGCAACAGCCGCTCTAACAGCAGCTAAGGTTGGAACGTACTTCAATAACGTGTCTGCGTCAGACCAAATTGATAGCAACACATCTGCTGTCTTTGATGAATCAGATGCGACAGAACAGTGGATTCTCTTGGAGATAAACCCACATAACGATGGTGATACATCGAAGGGTATATTCAAGAAAGTCAAGAGCCAACTCGTTGGCTAAACTGGAGATTTATTAACTTAACGAAAAACAATGCCTATTCCAATAAATACAGGGAATTTCGGGAAATTGTTAGACCGATTGATTGACGAAATCTGGTTTGACAACCTGAAAAAGACCCCTCAGATGTATACGCAATTGGTCAATGTTTCTTCCTCCAGTAAGGCTTCAGAGAAGCACTTGACTGGTGTCGGTCTCGAAGACTGGCGACAAAGCGGAGAAGCGAAATCAGCCTCTTACACAGAAGCTCTACAGGGTTTTGAAAAGAACTATGTGCCAGCAATCTGGAAGAGTGGTTACGCTTTAACCCGTGAAATGAAAGACGACGACCAATACGACAAAGTAGCAGCACAAGCTGCAAAGTTGTCACAAACAGCTATCCGCACAATTGATAAAGAAGTGTTTAAGATGCTTATCAACGCCACAAACACGACTTGCTTCGCTGGTGCAGACACGCTAGCACTCGCTTCCGCTTCTCACACTCGTGAAGATGGTGGAACAGTGTGGAACAACGCCAACACAGGTGTTTTGAACGAAACTAACTTGGAAACAATGTTGGTAGCGTTCTCAGAACGCAAAGATGGCCGTGGTGAACTAATCGACATGAATCCGACGCAATTGTGGGTACCGCCTGCATTGGCTAAGGAAGCGATGATTTTGATGAAGTCCACGGGTCGTGTTGGAACGACAGATAACGACATCAATGTCTACAACGGACGCTTGTCAGTTATTGAAGCTAAACGTATGGGTGCCGCAGCAGGTGGTTCCGATACAGCTTACATGATTGTCGATTCATCCTTTAACAAGAGCGGTCAAGGTATGAACCTTTACATGCGTGTTAACCCAGAAATCGGTAGCGAAACCGAACTCGAAACTGGTGTTAAAAAGTATGTCGGTTATATGAGATTCAGCCTAGGTTTCACTGATGCTCGTGGTGTAGAACACTCGACAGGTGCAGCTTAACCGCTAGAAAGGAACTCACATGGCAGCAACTTCTAGTAGCTCAAATTTCGTAGGACCACTGTTTATATCAAACACTCCACCAACAACAGCTGAACTAAGACAGTCAGCAGTGGCAGGAATGATATATCTGGATAGCGATGGTTCCGATACCTCGTTATGTGCCTATAACGGAAGCGACTGGGATTGCGTTGCTCTAACAGCAGCACAACCAACCACAACTTCTACGACAACATCTACGACAACGACATCTACTTCGACAACAGCGTAGTAGAACCTGCGGGGAAGGATAGTTCCTTCCCCCACGGGAGAGGGGAAGGTGTTACTCCTCCAGTTTCACTAACCTCTCTCCTATGTATAAGGTCATCAATTTCTCTCCAGACTCAACACCATCAGCGATGTTAGAGCAGATGCTTAATGGTCTTTGTGAAGACGGTTGGGACTTAAAACAGATAGTGGAAGTTGCACCAGGAGCATTTATGGCAATACTATCTAGTCGTGAGCAACATATTCAGAAGACTTCTTTCGGTCCGTTAGAATAATGGAAGAAGCACAAATCCCTAAACACAGTAAAGACGAGATATTGAGGGCTATCTCAGGACTTAATATAGACCCGCATGATTACATCAAGCAATCTCAAAACTCTACCCAAGACATCTTTACCTATCGTCAGGGTGGTCCAACAGGAAGGATAATGACCAATATTGTCGTCACCTATACTGATACAACAAAAGAAACATTTTTAGATGCCTATAGTGTGATGACGACCACCAGCACTAGTACTACAACCAGTACTACAACAACAGCATAATTCACTTGTGATATAATAGAACTACCATGACATATGATTCATTAACAGAGATAGCAAATCAACACTCGTATGTGGCATCAGTATCAAAATCTTTTGTTGCCGCTCAGAATGAAACAACATTTCTAACCCCCTCTTCTGGATTAAGACTCCGTTGCACTGGTGGATATGTCTCTACAGCAGCTACATCTGGTAGGATTTTTATCCATTTTAGAGATTCTGGAGAAGTAATCGCTGACCTATATCCAAACACTGCTCAAACATACTTCGTTATTCCAGATTCATTGAATATTGGACGAGAAGATGACCCTATCTTGATTACTACTACAACATCGACAAGTGCGGTGTTTATTTCGTTAAATCTCAATCAGGGAGAAGAACATATCGAGATTGGTACATCTACCAGTACGACCACTTCTACAACAACTACGATGTCAACCAGCACCTCTACTACCATCAGTACCTCTACAACATCAACGAGTACAACCAGAAGTACAAGTACAACGCAATCCACCTCAACTACCACTACTGCCTAAATAGATGAATCAAACTGGAGGAATAGCGATACAAACGGACTTTCGTGGTAATGATGACCACGCATACTCTCTTTGTAATGTAGTTAATGACCAATTAGGGATGTTTATGGAACATGGTTACAATCCTAAGTTATTAGTAACAAAAGGATATAAACCAGGGAGAAATGCTATTAAAGCTACAATTTGTGAACTTCCAGACCAAATCCGCCAGAACGAAGTGGTTGTGGATAACTCCTTCAACGAAGATGTGGATAAGCTATTAGAATCCTTCCGAGAACATCTGAAAGACGTAGAATTAGTTATCACTCACGACACCATCTACCAACCAGCTTCGTTAAAACATAACGTGGCCTTGAGAGCGTATGCGGAAGAAAGAAAAGACCTACACTTCCTACACTGGATTCACTCCGCCACTTCCCCGTACAAGATAGCTGACTTGGTCGGAATATTCCCAGAAAAATATAAAGAAGTAGTCGGAAAGAAGTTTCCGAGAAGTTACTACGTCTTCTTCAACAACTGGTCTATCCCCAGAATTGCCAGAGAATACAATATCCCAGAATCATTGGTTAAAATCGTCCATCACCCAACAGACTACTTTAAGTTCGCAAAATACGAACCGTATTCCATAGAACTATGTAAGAAACATAACCTCATCAGCAAAGACTTTGTGATGGCGTATCCAGCGAGACTTGACAACGGAAAACAATTGGAGTATGGGATAAAAATGATGGGTGCATTAAAAAACCTTGGTTTCTCCGTTCATTTCATCGGAATAGATTTCCATAGTTCCAGTGACGACCCCAGAGACCCCAAACTACAGTATCGAAATCAACTCAAACAAATCGCCAAAGAGTGGGGTGTGGAAAGCGATGTTACCTTCACTAGCGAGTTCAAACCAGAAAGCAAGGTCAGAGTGCCCGAAGGTGTAGTCCGAGACCTCATGGATATTTCCAATGTCTTTTGGATGTCGAGTGTTTCTGAGAGTTATTCTCTTGTTACACAGGAAGCAGCGATGTCTGGTAATCTCCTTGTCTTAAATCGCAACTTCCCTCCGTTTAGAGAACTGTTTGGACCCGATGCAATCATGTGGCCTTGTGATTCCAATGTGGATATTGCCAACATCAGCGATGGAGGAACAAAGGTGAGTTATAACGGTCTGGAACGAGAAGACTACGCATCATTGGCAAAAGAAGTTGTAGCCAGTTCCACCAATAAACAGAACCTGACCAGAAGAAGACTTTTGGCTCAACGAAATCCAGACTATATCTTTACCCACGAGCTAGAACCATTGATTAAGGGAATAAAAAGTGATAAGAATATAATATAATGCTGGCAACAATTGTAATACCTGCATATAACAGGGAGAACACGATAGACCGAGCTATTGGTTCTATTGCTAATTCTGGTCTCTTAACGAATACTGGTGCTTATGAAATCATCGTCGTAGATGACGCTTCCACTGATAAGACAAAAGAACATGTCAAGAAGTGGTGCGAAAGATTCCCGAAGAATATTATTTTGTTGGAGTTCAAAGACCACATGGAACGAGTGGTGGCTCTAAATGCTGGGTTAAGAACAGCTTCAGGGGAATGGTTAATGCAGTTAGATTCTGATGACGAGTTACTCAGTCACTGGAAGAAATCTTTTGAGGACATGATAGAAAAACATCCTAAGTCTCAACTATTCAATTGGGGTTCACTGATTCAATGGAGAGACAAAGAAGGTCATTACACTAGAACACAAGTAAGACCAACATTTCATCCAGGAATAGACAATACAGGACAGACCAACGTCTTCAAGAGTGGAGACATTTACTCAGGTGGATTTATTGCTCACAAGAATATTGTTTGGAGAGCAGGATTCTTGCCAGAGAAAAGTAACCCGTATTCTTTTGGAGAAGCAATCTTAGGAAGATTCAAAGAGTTGATTCCTCTTTATACCCTTCCAGATGGAAGAATCAGAACAGATATTGGTAATCCCTTTGGGCAGGACTTTGCCTGGTACTACTCTCTCACCAGAATCGTAAACCCTACCCCGATTGACCAAATCCTTCATCAACAGCATGTGAGGACATGATAGACATCGTAATAACAAGTTATTTTCGTAAAGAGTTCACAGAACAGTGTCTGTTAAAACTCAAGAAGTATACTTTCACTCCACACAGAATAATTGTCGTAGACAACGGGAGTGATAGTGAGACGACAGATATGTTAAGAGGAATGGAAATAGATGAGTTGGTATTACTCCCAGATAATATTGGTCTTGAACCAGCAAAGAATATTGGATTATCTCACGTCACCAGTGATTGGTTCGTTGATAGCGACAACGACATCTTGGTTCCTCCATTTGAAAAAGGTAAAGACTGGCTACAAAGACTACTGGAACTGAAAGACAAGAATCCAGAGTACGCCGCTATCGCTTGCCCACCTCAAGTATTCATCGGAGCAAACAAAGAAGAACTATTTAGGAATAAACCAGAGGTCGTAGAGTGGAATAAGTGTGGCGGTTCAATGCGTCTGATGAATACAAAACTGGTGAGACAAGTAGGTGGTTGGAGAAACGAACCAAAAGATATGATAGAAGCAAACCGTTCCGAAGAATGGTTAATCTGTGGAAAACTAAAAGCAGAAGGATACAAAGTAGGATATGCTAGAGATATCGGAGTCTATCATTTCTTCGGAGATGATAAACAATGGGGCTACGGTAATGTTCCCCACTATCACAAAGATATTTATCCAAGACCAACAGACACCCAATATGGCACAGCCGAACAATGGTACAATAATTTTAACAGGAGCTAAGGGATATATTGGTTCTCACTTACTAGAACGTCTTAGTAAAGACGTAAACTGCATAGACCTCAAGGATGGTTTAGACGCATCTGATGAAAAGTCTTATCCAAAAGAAAAACAAGACATTATCGTTCATCTTGCCGCTCATCTTCAACCAGAAGATGACTCTGATATTAAGTTACACCGTACAGTATTAGAAATGGCTAAAAGATGGAACGCTCATGTAATCTATGCAAGTTCAGCCGCAATCTATGAACCAAATACTCTCTACGCCATCCAGAAGTTATACGGCGAAGTATTATTCAAAGACTACGGTATCCTGCGTTTCTTCAATGTTTATGGAGATGGCGGCCATGGAATAGTGGATATTATCAAAAACCACACTAACGAGACAATTCAGGTAAATGGCAACGGAGAACAAACGAGAGATTACGTCCATGTGGAAGATGTAGTGAGTGCAATCAAAAAAGCTATCGACATCAAGTGGACTGGTACAGCCGAAATAGGCACTGGAATAGAAACCAGTGTTAACGAACTAATGGAAATGTCCGAGACACTAGATTTCGAGTATGTCAATAAAGACCCAGGTATATTAAAATCAGTGGCTAAACTTAACCCGCTCTTTCCGTGGAAACACACTCTTGGCTTAAAATAAGTTCAGAACGTATCCCTTATAATATAAAGGATATTTCTGTTATTATTCCCAGTTCCGCTCACAGATACGAGAATCGGTGGCGCTGGTTCTGGCCACAGTATCTTGAAAATACCAATCCAGAAATAGTAGAGAACACTTATATCCCCTGCGATGAGGCGGAATATGATTTCCTCGAAGCACTTTGTCCAGAAGCAAATGTCTTTGCATCAAAGCCACAATGGATAGTGCCAAAGACAATCCATGCTCTCAACTGGATTACAACCAGGCTTACATTCAGATTGGCTAACGACATCGCAGTAATAAGACCAGATTGGGAGACGCCTCTCCTGGAAAGATTCAACGCCGAACCAAGGTTGCAACTAATCGCTAAGATGACGCATGGTTCTACTTCTCCCGATGAACAAAAGTCGTTGGAAGAAGATTGGTGGTTTATCAGAGAGAAATATAAAGACCAGAAGAAGGCAACCGCCTGTGTTTATCCCCATGGCGCTATATTATTAGCTCAGACAGCGGTTTGGGCTGCTTACTACTCAATGATGCCAAAGTATACTATGCACGCTCAGGATGACGTATTTTTCGGGCAATTAGCCCAAGCTGACGGAACTGTAATGACCAATATGACTGGACTAGATAGATTTCTTTGTCATGTCGGTATCTCCAATAAAGACTTTGATGAATGTTGGATGAAACACATAGAAGAAGAAGTAGCCAAATATGACGCATTAGAACCAGTAACAGGATATAAAACATTATGAGAATCGGCATTTTCGACAACTGGCACGAAAAGTTTAGTGGAGTATTACACAAGCACTGGGAATCAATGGGGCACACCGTTTTGTTTGAGCCAGGATTTAACCCTAATCTGGTTGAAACTTGTGACAGGGTTTTCTTTGAGAGTGCAGATACTAATTCTCACCTAGCATCGCAACAGAGACCTTATAAAAAGGGAAAGGTTTTCGTTAGAGTAGTAGATGTAGACTCTTGGGTAAATGGTCCCGCTAGTATAAAACCAGGTTACTTCGATGGAATTATCTACATAGCCAATCATATTAAAGAACGAAGTGATGAGAAGTTTAGAAATCTTGACGGCATACCAAATAAAGTTATCAACATGGGGGTTGATTTAGAAAAGTTCAAGTTCAGAGAAAGAAAAAAAGGTTATAAAATAGCCTTTATTGCCACAAGATTGACAGAAGAGAAAGGTACGGATGAGGCTCTGAAAATATTCTCAGAACTTAAAAAGAGAAACTCTCAGTATGAACTTCATGTGGTAGGAAGGATGTTTGAGAACGACCTTTGGGAAAAGACGATAGAACACATCCTATTAGAAAACAATATAAAGGACTCTGTTAAATTCTATGGAAATCTCCCCTATTCAACAGGTAACGAGATAAATGATTTTCTAGAAAATATGGACTATGTCCTTCTTACTTCAAGAAAAGAAGCATTTTCATATGCTATTGCAGAGGGAATGTCAAAGGGAATAAAAGGTGTCTGCAATAATTTCTATAGAGCAAAAGATATTTGGCCTTCAGAAATGATATTTAACACCCACCGAGAAGCTGTAAACATGATAGATTGTGATTCTTATAATTCAGGAGAATATAGGAAGTATATTCAGGACAATTACTCTTTGGAAAAGCACTTAAAAGAGATGGACGAATTTATGGAGATAGCGTAATATGAACCTTGCGATTGGATGTCCTTCAGCATATAGTCGCATTACACTTTTCTCTGAAGGGAAAGGTGTAATTATTATGAAGAAAGTATGTAATCATTGTGGGTCTACATTAGAAATATCTTGTTTTAACAAAAGAGAAAATGGATATAGAGGTGAATGTAAAAAATGTTCCAAAGAATATGTAAGAAACTCTGTATTAAAAAATATCGATTATTATAGGGCTTATAAAAGAGTTTATCGTAAAAGGAATAGAGAAAATATAACAGAGGAACACAGAAAATGGTTATCAAACAATCCCACTAAAAAATATGCACACTACAGAATAATGCATGAATTACGAATGGGAAGAATGAAAAAATTGCCATGCAAGTTGTGTGGCGATATTAACTCCCATGGTCATCATCCTGATTACTCAAAACCATTGGAAGTCGTCTGGCTTTGCCCAAAACATCATGCAGATTTGCATAATGGTAAATTAGTATTAAACTAAGTATATGGAGGACACACAAATCACAATTGTCATTCCGACGTTGCATAACGAGCTTTCTGCTCGTTCTTTAAGTATGTGTTTGGATAGTATAAAAGAGTCGTGTAAAAGCAAAATAATAGTTGCTCACAATGGCAATAATCCTTCTCCAAACTTGACTGATGATGGGAGGACAACCGTTTTCTCTATACCTTTTCAGCAAGGTCAATGGCATGCATTAAATGAGGCTATAAAATGGAACGTAGCTTCTCCATGGATATTGATTATAAACGATGACATGGTTGTATCTCCTAACTGGTTAAAGGAATTGATGTTCTGGGTGGAAAAACAAAACTTGCTAGTGGCTAGCCCCAACTTGGTAGAACCACGTCGAGGTGCTCCACCATTCTTGGAGCACTTTTGTGGAGGAGTTGGGACAGTTGGTGCAAAACCAGATTTTGACGAAAAATGCTTCACTGATTTTGTCGAAAGTTATAGTCCATTAGAACAGTCTAGCTACTCTGGAAAGACTCCAGTGGAAGATGGTTTGAACCTTCCCATCTTAATCAGAAAAGATGTCTGGGACACTATAGGTGGAGCAGATGAACAGTTCGACCCATGGGGTTCCAACGGAGATTCTGATTTGCAATATAGAATTATGTACGCAGGAATAACTCCCAAGAGAATAAAGAGTTCCCTGGTTTATCATTTTAGCCAAACCAGTGGTACGTTCCATCCAGATAACGCCAAATACGTCCAAGAGAACCACAAGAAGTTCACAGATAAGTGGGGCGTAGTGAGAGCTAGTTCCCCTGAAATTTGGTACAAACCAGACGTAGATTTTAGCAAGACTAAATTCCAAGCGGAATGGAAAGGAAAATTTGAAAACCATAATTAGAAAATACGATTCAAACCGTGTCGCTCTCCTCCCTACCAAAGGATTCCCAGAGGATTATGCTAAATGGTTACTTGCCTTCTCCAAGCGTCGTGGTTGGGAAGATTTCAAGATTGTCGTCACGCAAGATAAATGGAAACAACTTGGCGTAGTCTGTCGTCCTAAACAATGGATAGCGGTTATAAAGTTTATCAGAAGTAAGGGTGAGGATATTGTGCTGGAAACAGAAGATGAGTTTCTTTCGATGTGCGTAAAAGTAATGAAAGAAGAAGTACAAGCAATCGAGAAACCAGTAACGCTTACTAAAGACGAGAAAGAAGCGGTAAAGATAATGACCGATAAAGCTCTCGAAATTGATGTCCCAGAAGTAGAAGGGGAAGACTGGAAGAAGGAGGAAACAAAGTGAAAATTTTATTTATCGGCAACATGATTGGGGTTGGTGCTACTGGTGAGGTTAGCGATGAGCAACACATCTCTCGTTGTCTTGGTCAAACTGGAACTGAAGTAGTAACTGCAGACCGTGCTGAAATACACGCTTTCTTTACAGGAGCCAAACAAGACAATATCCCACCAGCAGAAGAATATGATTTTATTATCCTGTGTAAGTGGCACCACTTCACGGAAGAAATAATCAGAGGAATCAAAGAAAGATACCAAGGTAAACTTGTCTACTGGGTCTGGGATTATATGACCAAGAACGGGATGGTTCCAAGTTGGCATGACATGATACTAGCCAACTGTGATTTGTATTTGTCTGGAGAATTAGGAATCAAACACGAAGAAAACTTCCAGTTTTTCAACTGGGACACAGCAGATGGTCAGTATGACCAGCTACCTAGAGACGAGAAGTATGACGTTGTTTTCTCTGGCTCTTACATCGAAGGTTCTTACAGAAACGAACTATTGGAGAAAGTAAACAAAAGATTCAAACTCACTATCTTCTCTTGGGATTATGAGAAGTGGCGTGAAAAAGGATTCAAAGCAGAACCAGGTAAATACGGCGCTGACTATAACCAAATCTCTGCCCAAGCAAAAGTAATCCTCTGTATGAACTGGGTCGCACCATCTAAAGAAACTACGGGGTATCAATCAAACCGTATTGGAAAAATAGTAACCACTGGTGGATTGCCATTAGTACATTACTTCCCTCTAGCAGAACAGATGATGGGGGATAACGTGACTTTCTTCTATAAAGAAGAAGACCTAATTTCAAAGATACAATGGTTTTTAAGCAACGACCCACAAAGAGAAACAGCGAGAGTCAAAGCCTACGACTGGGCTCGTAGAGAGATGACCACCCAATCGAAAATGCGTAAACTAAAGATATTACTTGAAAGTTACCTATGATTAGCTTGTGCCACCCGTTTATTACAGAAGACATGCGAAAAGCTGTCGATGCTACTTTGCGTACCAGATACATAGGGCAAGGTCCTAAAGTAGACGAATTTGAACAAGCGTTCCAAAAACAATTAGACACATTTCCAGCAGTAGCAGTCGGTTCTGGAACAGACGCTCTGCATATTGCTTACGAACTGGCTGGAATAAAAGCAGGAGATGAAGTGCTAACACCCGTTTTTACTTGTAGTGCTGCTAACCAAACACTTCTTCACATGGGAGCAAAGATAGTCTTTGTTGATATTGATGAACAACTTAATCCAGACCCAGATGATATTGAAAGAAAGATTACTCCAAACACTAAAGCAATCGTCACTGTTGATTACGCTGGCTTCCCTGCTAATTATTCCCGTATAAAAGCAATCTCTGACAAATATAGGATTCCTCTGATAGAAGATGCTGCACACGCTCCTGGCGCAAGATGGAGAAATCTTCCTGTCGGGGCAATTGCCGACTTTACCACATTCAGTTTTCAGGCTATCAAACACATTACCACTGGTGATGGTGGCATGATTACATTCCGCAATAACGAAGAAGCTAAAAAAGCAAGACTCCTCCGTTGGTTTGGTATCGACAGAGAAAAGAAGTTGGGAAACATGCGCCACTGGTTGGGAGACATCACCTTGAATGGTTACAAGTACCAGATGACAGATATTGCTGCTTCCATGGGGATCGAAAGTCTGAAAGTTTTAAGAGCACAACTCACTCGCAGGAAGAACTTAGTAAACTTGTACAGAAAACTATTGCCAGATAACATGGTGCTTCCACTGCCAGAAGACGAAGAACGTATCTCTGCCAACTGGCTAATGACAGCTATCGTCGATGACAGAGAGAACCTAGCAAACTACTTATACGAACAAGGAATCGAAACTTCTCCTCTGCACTACAGAAACGATATGTATACTATATTCAGACCTTTCAAGAACGATTGTCCGAACATGGACAAGATGGAAAACAAGATACTATGTCTGCCATTAAATATGCAGACCACAGAAGAAGAAGTAGAAACAGTTTGTAACCAAATAAAGAAATTCTATGTGGGCAGTTAATATTATCGCTTATCTAGCAGACTTGGATGTCTATTATACGGACGATGATATTTTTTGTGTTCACGAATATATGAGTAAATTAAAACAAGGAGATGTTGCTGTCGACCTCGGTACTGGTTGGGGAAAAGGAGCATTAGCATTAGCTCTTAGTAATCCAGATGTTACTTTGCACACTTACGATACTGGGACGTACCCAGCAGACAGAGGTTTTTGGACTGTAGAAGAATACGAAGAAAAGATGAAAGAAAGATTTGAAACATACCAAGCAGACAATATTATTCTTCATCAAGAAGATGCTAGATTTAGTGAGACTTTTCCTGTTGATTTATTACATGTAGATATAGATGCAATTCCATATGAAGAGAAATACGAACTTTACAAACACTGGTTTCCAAAGGTAAAAAGATGTATCTTGGTGCGTAATTATTACAACGAAGATAGGGATGATAAAAAAATAACAGACGAACTACTAAAAGGATGGAAGAAACTTAGTCCAATGGGAATAATACAACCGTATGAATCACCCTGAGAAGAAACCGCATTACGATTCATTTATCGTTACTCCTGTTTACGGTGCATACGATAAAGTTAAACAGTGCGTAGAAGCGGTAAAACAAAATACCAGAGGAAACTATCTTCACCTGCTATTAAATGACAACTTCAAAGAACCAATGCCGTTTACACCAGACGAGCATCTGGCGATGATTGATGTCCACAACGACCCAGTAGGTACAGACCACGTTGAGCAGATTGGTAAGATGATGGACTTGGGACTAGCTTACGGTAGAAACTTTATTACCTTCAAACATTTCTTTAAGTTGGAATCAGATTGTATTGTACAGCCCGATTGGGACAAAATTCTAATTGAAGAAGCCGAAAAACTGGGACACTACGCCACACTTGAAGCGTATTCTTGTGATGTCGATAACGATGGTAAATGGGTCGTACCAGAACAAAAAACAACTGTCGGTAAGGATTGGGTCGAGCATAACTGTGCCATCTTCTCTCCAGAAATAATGCATATGACGTGGTGTTTCAGTATGGTTCCGATTTCCGTAGACATTCACCTATCCAGACATATGCAGACACTATCTGGAGATTTGTACCACTATGTCACATCAAAGACTCATATCGTTCACTATCGTAATTCTTCAAGAATCCAACTCCAATGAAACGTCTGAACATCGGGTGCGGAAACATTCCATTAAAAAACTTTACCAATACCGATAAGTGTTATTATCCTGGCACAGAAAATCCTAATGTAAACAAAAAACTAGCAGAAACTTGGAATCAAGACCACCCAGAATCCCCATGGTTATATGGAGACGCAACAGATATTCATTATCCAGATAACACATTTGACGAAGTAATCGCTGTCCACGTTATCGAACACATGTCCATGAATGATGGTAACCAATGTATCGCTAAGATGTACAAAATACTCAAGCCAGGGGGGACAGTAGAAATAGAAGTCCCAGACCTATTGAAGGCATGTAAATTGGCACAGGAAGTTCACATCAACAGTGAAGGAAACAATCAACAATGGTTTAGAGTAATGGGACTATTCAATGGAACAACTGGTGATGACGGAGAAGGACAATACCACCTCTGTATGTATACGCAAGAGTATCTAAGATATAGATTAGCAGAACACGGATTCTTTAATATCGAAGAAATAGCTGTTGGTTTTGGACACGGAAGACCAGAACCACAATACAATTTTCGTCTTAGGGCAAAGAAATGATTATCTCTTTCGATGACCTGTATATCGACAAGCAGAATGGTTTAGACAAACTGTTCTATCTGAAAGGTAACTATCCAAGATTAAAAGTTAATATTTTTGTAGTCCCTGGTAGGTCTAATCCAGATTGGTTGAATTGCTTAAAACAAGATTGGATAGTTTTTGGGATGCACGGCTGGGACCATAAGAGAGGAGAGTTGATAGAAAAATGTATGTTAGACCAATGGGTTGAAGATAATGGAAATAAACTCTACAAATCTCCTTGGTATGATGAAATACCAGAGAATCTTGATACACTTAACAACAACGGATTCACCTTAGTCACTTATCCAGAAAAGAAAAACCATCCAGTTAAACAGGTAGTACTTGGAAAAGATGATTTTCGTGGTCATGTCTGGAAACCAGAAGACTGGGAGAGATTGGAAGAAGTATTAAAAACTAATCCTAACTGTGAACTTCTATGAGTGCAGAATTAACAATCGTAATTCCAACGTACAACAATGCTCAAGGAGCGATTGATTTAGTAAAAGATTTCTACAGAATGTACGACCCAGAGATGTTCAGGATTATTTCTATAGACCAGACAGTAGATGGTATTAAGTTCGAGAATCCAATACACTTGCACATCAAACCGTATCGCAATCTTGGATTCAGCAAGGCTATGAATGTCGGACTCAAACTTTCCCAAACAAAATACACATTACTAGCCAATGATGATGTGAGACTACTAGACAAGAGATGGTATGAGGATATAAAGAAGTGCTTAGACCATGAAGATGTCCTAGCTGTCAACCCCTTCCCTGCCCTGAGAACGTGGGACGGAGGAGGGAATCCAGTATGGTATTGGCAGAAAAATGAGAAGTTCCTGTGGACAAAGGACAAACCATATGAAAGTTATACCCCAGAAGAATACGACAGATTACTGAAAGAACTATGCGGTGGCAATGGTAACGGCACAACAATGTTCTTCACTTTGATAAAAACAGAAGCTAGGGATATTATTGGGTATTTAGACGAAGCCTATTGGTGTGGAGGAGAGGACTACGATTGGAATCGTAGGTGCTTTATTAAAGGTTATAAGATATTGACCTGCCAGCATTCCCTAGTACACCACGAGTCTTCCGTTTCTAAACAGAACGCTGTCAAAGCAAAAGAAGCAATCGGATACGAGTTAGTATCTAAAAACAAGAATATCTTCAACGCAAAGTGGAAATCAGAAGACTGTACAAATCCTGATATTTATGGTAAGTCTGGAAGTATTGAACCAAATCTTCCATGGTATATAGAACAGCCACTCTAATATTACTTATCTGTTTAAGTATGGAACAGTTAATCATTAGAACAAATTTAGAAAGGGTGTCAAGGGGGATAGAACCGTTGATTGTTAGTGATTCCCTCACAAATTCAGCTAAGTTGAAAAGAGAAGATATGAAGAGATATAAGTATTGGAACCATGTTTCTACTACAGGTGTTAAATGGTATTCATTTATTAGTGGATATACATTTATGGGAGAGAATTTAGCTATAAATTTCAAAACAGAAAAGAGTACTATAAAAGGATTGATGCATAGTAAATATCATAGAGAAAATATTTTAGATAAAGATTTTAAGGAGATAGGAGTAGCTGTAGATTGTAAAAATAACTCTGTAATACAACTGTTTGGAGCAAAGTAGTGTAAAATTGAATATATGGCTAATCGTTATTGGGTTGGTGGTACAGGGAATTGGTCTGATGATACTAATCATTGGGCTACTTCTTCCAATGGAACTCCTGGTAGTGGTAATTTACCGACATCTTCTGATGATGTTTTTATAGATTCTAATTCTGGTTTTGGTAGCGGAGGAACTATAACACTGGATATACTCCCAATTATTCACAATTTAACATGCAATTCTGGTCATACATATACAATTGCGTCTGGAACAGGTTATGGGATAGCTTCATTTGGTTCAATAATATTAGAAAGTGGTTTAACAATCACTGGTGTTTTTATCCTATATTTAGTATCAAGCGACAGTGAAACTATAGAAACTAACGGAGTATATATATATTATCTTATTGTTGGTATTAATAATTCAGGAGGAACGTATGTTTTACAAGATAATTTATCCGTTGGTGGTATTGGAATAAGTACTAATTTTGATGCTAATGATAAAAATATAACATCTGATGGAGGATTAGACGGACAAGTACAAGGTATAACTATTTATAACGATACATCAGATATTACTGTCATCATGGGTAATGGGACATGGTTATTAACTGATAATGCATGTTTATTTGAAGTTTATTTGGGAGAAAGCGGAACATTAGCACTTACTCCAGAAGGTTCAACAATAAAATTTGCATCATTATCATTATTAAATTATCAATTTGCTAGTGAAGGGTATACGTTTAATAATATATGGTTTTCTGCTCCTAATTATCAATTGTTAGTATATGGCTCAAATACATTTAATGATTTTAAAATTGATGCTGGGTGCGAAGTTTATTTTGTAGGAGGAACACAAACAGTTTCATCTTTTACCGCAATCGGAGAATATGGAAACTTAATAACATTAGACGGATATGAGGTGGGGGGAGAAATATTAACAACGTCACTAAACAACGGAGGTTCAGGATGGTCAATAGATGATATATTTCTTATTTCTGGGGGAGAAAATAGTTCAGTCGGAACAGTAACTTCTGTTTCTGACGGAGTTGTAACTGAATATTCTCTTGATAGTGGAGGAACTGGTTATTCTGTATTAAATAATGTTGAATGTTCTGGAGCAGGAACTGGATTATATATAAATATACTATCAGTATCAGCTTCAACTAAAGAATTTTCTCTATCTAAATCATCTGGAACAGTAAACTGTGATTATCTTGATATAAGTAATTCTAATGCTACAGGTGGGGCAACGTGGAATGCCGACCATAGTCTGGATAGAACAAATAATGATGGTTGGAATTTTACCAACCAACTCACGACTACTTCTACTACAACATCTACCTCTTCTACATCCACCTCGACTACAACCACCTCTACTACAACCACATCCACCTCAACAACCAGAAGTACATCTACATCAACTACTCAGTCTACGAGTAGTAGTACCACTTCTACTTCAACGACACAATCAACCTCCACCACACAGAGTACCAGCACTACCCGTTCCACTAGCACGACACATAGCACTAGTACATCTTCCAGTACAACTTCAACCAGCACTACCCATAGTACTTCTACTTCTACCACTCGTAGCACTAGTACTACACAATCAACCTCCAGTTCTACTAGTACGAGTACTACCACTACTCCCGCTATGCCGTTTAATTCAGAGTTTACAATCAGAAAAGTTAAGCCAAGTTTTAATGTTATCTTAGGACAATAATGGCTATTTCTTTTAGTAATATTGGTAGAATATATTCATGTCCACAGTATTAGACCAATCATATGCAACAACTAATAAGAATGATTACGTAGAATTACGTAAGGATAATAATAGTACACTTGTATCTCAAGGGTTTAAACCTTCCGTTACCGCTTCTTGTAATGAGATAGGACTTTATCTTTCTAAAACAGGTAGCCCTTCTGGAAATATTTGGGTTGAATTAGCAAACGACGATGGTTCTGGTAAGCCTGGTACTAAAAGAGGGGATAGTAGTGGAACAATGGCAGCATCAAGTGTATCTGCTCAAACTACATTTACTGTATATACTTTTACCTTTTCAACTCCGATAGCCCTTACCGCTAATACACAATATTATATAGTTTTCAATGGAGATTATAGTAAGAGTACTAGCAATTTTATAAGTATCGGTATGAATTATCCCAACGGTGGTTATTCAGATGGAACAATTCATCGTTATAGCAGTGATACTTCAGCATGGGCTGCTTTTGGCACTGGAGCTGACACATGTTTTTACGAATATTATGTATCAATAACAACTACATCAACTTCCACTAGTACATCTAGTTCCACTACATCCACATCTACCTCAACAACCCATTCTACCAGCACGTCCTCTAGCTCTACCTCGACAAGTACGACTCATTCCACTAGTACCTCATCCACCACTACCTCAACTTCAACATCTACTACCCGTAGTACCTCCACGAGTAGTTCTACTACTTCTACCAGTACAACTCAATCAACTTCCACTTCTTCTTCTACTACCAGCACTAGCACGACCCAGTCGACATCCACTACTACCACTCTTGCTCCAACTACAACATCCACCACTACCAGCACAAGTTCTTCAACTACTTCTACATCCACCACAAGGTCTACTAGTACATCCTCAACTTCCACTAGCACTACTCATTCGACTAGTACCAGTTCAACCAGCACATCGACTACTCGCTCAACAAGTACTAGTTCTACCTCAACTAGTACCACAAGAAGTACGAGTACAACTCAATCAACTTCAACATCTACTACTCAGTCCACTAGTAGTTCTACTTCAACCACTAGTACATCTACTACTCGTTCAACTTCCACTTCTTCTACCACAACGTCTACATCTAGTTCTTCAAGTACCACTCAAAGTACTAGTACTACAACTACATTTGCTCCTACAACCACTAGTACTACAACCAGTACTACTACGACTTCTACATCTACCACCCTCTCTACTAGTACGACGTACAGTACCAGCACATCTTCCAGTACTACCAGCACTAGTACGACTACAACAACACCTTCCAATAGTCAACCGTGGAATCCTCAATTCAAAACATCTAGGACAAACTCTAGTTTTTACATTTCCAAGACTGAATCTGTAATAAAAGTATCTAATGTAAAGCCCGTCGTGTTATAATAAAAACAACATGTTACTACACGTTCGCAATCCTATAGACGCAATAGAGGAAATAACCGCCTTATCACAAGTCTTAACAGCAGGTAACACCAATCTCATCGTATTAAATACGCAAGGGATTGTTACTGATGATTACATTTTAATCGGTAATCTCGGAGAAGAACAAACGGAACTGCAAAAGGTATCTTCTATATCTGGTAACGGTACAATCAATCTTACATCTTCCGCTTCTTTCATTCACTCTCCTGGTATTACGGTATCCAAGATTCTCTACAACCAAGTAGAACTATCCTACAAAACAACCTCCAATGGCTCGTGGAGTGTTATCACCACCACGGATTTAGAACCAGATGACATCTTTACCACTTACAACCATACCACAGGAGTAGATTCATACTTCTACCGTATCAGATTCTTCAATTCAACATCTGGGCAATATACAGATTACTCGGAAGTATTAGCAGGAACAGGAGAAACATCCGACCAAATCGGTCCGATGATAGACTTTGTTTTGGAACAAACCAATGGAGTAGAAGGTAAGTTTACCAGCCGAGGGCAGGTCTTAAAGTATCTGGAATACGCTAGGCAAGACGTAATCAACACCATTTTCCAGGCATCCAGTGAATACTTCATCAGATACATTGATATTCCTACAGAGAACTATAAGCACACCTACACTCTTCCATCTGACTTTAGAGAGATTAGTGAAATTCGTGATGGAGATGGGCAGATTGTAAAATCAACCCCTCGTAGTGTTATCAATGAAGACGCACAGGGATACGAAATTATCGATGGAAAACTATATCTAAACGATGTCCCAGAACCAGCCTCCGATGCCACGACACCAATCACAGTACTATCTAACAACGCCTACAGTGAAGAAGGAACATGGGTCGCTTCTGGAGATGCTACTAATGTCACCACAGACTTGGATGAGTTTAAGACAGGCAACGGTTCTGTAAACTTTGATGTGGATGTTTCCGCTGATGCAGGCAATGTTGCTATTATGACAAACTCCACTTTCACCGCAGAAGACCTCTCTGATTATGAAGATTCAGGTAAATGGAGAATCTGGGTTTACCTGCCAGATGTTACTTACATGACTTCCGTCACTTTGCGTTGGGGTTCTGATTCTACTAACTACTGGAGTCTAGCAGTGACAAAAGACTACAAAGACGAAGCACTTGTGGATGGTTGGAACTTGTTAGAGTTCGACTGGAGTGATGCTTCTGTGGTAGAAACTTTAACTCCCGATTCATCTGCCATAGATTACCTGCAACTAAGATTCACTTACGGTACAAACCAGCCAGATGCAACAGATTTCAGAATTGATGCTGTGTTATTCTCCGATGCTTTCAGTCGCAACAATATTTACACAGTAAAGTATCTTTACCAACCAACTCCACTAAGGGGGGAGATGGATGTGACAGGGCTGCCAGTAGGAAACACTGCCCTGCTCTGTGATTACGCTATTGCCAGAATTGAGTATAGAAAAGATGGGAGGGAAACTGTCGCTCGCAGATTTGAGAATAGTTACCAAGAACAGAAGAACCGTTTTATTACTCAAAGTGCAAAACGTACAAGAAGAATGCGTGGCTTCAGACCATTAGGAAGGGAACGCAACTATGCCAATTCTTAAGATACATTCTCTCGGAAGAATGAATACAAAGGCTAACCAACTGGTTAAGCCTGAAGGTGATATGGATTTGGTTATCAATGCCGAAGCAGAAAAGAAAGGCGGATTAAGAAAGGTTAAGGGATACACCCAGGTTGGTGATAATCTTATCGCCAGCGTTTTGGCAGCAATAAACTTTGATACTAATGCGGAATTTAATTCAGGTACTTATGATGGAACTATTGCAGTAGACGATAAGTTACAAGTTAGTGGTGGTATTATTGACCAGTCATTGAGTGATGATAGTTATAAAGTTTATGGTGCAAACTGGGCAGCACAAAGTTTTGTCGCTACTGGTACAAGTATCAACAAGATTGCTCTGCTATATGGAAAAGTTCTCGGAACAGAATTAACTATTTGGGATGATTTTTCTGATGGTATTATAGATACTAATAAGTGGTTAATAGAAGGTGCTTCCTCTGTTACAGAAGTAGGAGGAGAGTTTATAATTTTTAGTTCTGCTCCATCATACGGAAGAATTTCAACAACAGGAAAAACTGATGGTGATGACTGGGAAGGTTGTAAATTTAGTATCAGAAGAGCATCTGGTGACATGATTGGAGTATCAAACGATAGTTGTTACGCTGGAATTTTTAGTGGAAGTGACTATATAAGGTTATCTGTTCATTGGGGTAATTGTTATCTTAACAGTAGTTCTAATTATGGAGGATTAAATATAAACATCGGTGGTTATTCTCATACATGTGAAATAAAACCATATAATGGTAATTTAGAAATTTATATAGACGGTGTCTTAAATTCTACTGTTACCGATAAGACTATTTCTGGCTATTTTAAGTACTATAATGCATCTCCTAATGGAGATACTGATATAAGAGTTTCTAATGTTTACAAATATTCTTCTGTTACAGCTATGACAGATACGGATATTCGTATTGAATCAGATACAGCAGGAAAGCCATCTGGTTCAGCCCTAGCAAATGGAACATCAACCATTCTTGATACAGATGTTTCAACCTCTCCTGGTTGGTTGGAAGCAACATTTGCTACTCCACCAGCAACAGTAGAGGGAACAACTTATTGGTTACTTTCTAAACAGACTGGTGGTGGATTATCAAATTATTATCGCCTATATAAGAAAAATTCAGATGAATATTTATCAGGTAATTTTTATGTCTCCTCTGATGGTGGGACTACATGGGCAGTAGATCCGGATGGTTCAACAGACGCAGCATTCAAAGTATATGCAAACTATGCTACATCGGGTACATGGATTTCTAGTAATATAACACTGACTACTGGACAGACAATGACCCAATTAAACATCAAAGCTACTGGACTATCTTCTGGTAGTTATATTAGTCAGGTGGACATTGTTAATACTTCAAACGCAGTTCAATCATCCTATACAACAGATATTATCTCTGGTACTTCAATTACTTTGAGAAACACTGACCTTAGTTTTTCTTTCACAAATGGTAATACGTTTAGAATAAAACTAACATTAGTATCTAATGGAACAACTTCTCCAATGATAAGTAGTGTTTCTATAGATTTTACTGAAAAAATTGTAAAACTTCTGGCGCCATTCTATCAATCATCTGGAACAAAAGCATTGATTGCTGGAGTAGCAGGAACAATAAAACGCCTGATTAACAATCAGTGGATAGATGTGGATACCAATCTTACTTCTGGACTAGATATGGGAGCGGTAATATCCAGAGCATCAAAACACACCATAGTAAAAACAGGAACTGCAACAGCTGGAGCATCTACTTCTCTAACAGATTCTGCATACGTTCCTGCTCCCAATATTCACCAGGGGCAAATGATAAAGATTGTTCGTGGAACTGGAGCAGGACAAGTAAGAGTAATCAAGAACAGTACAGGAACGACAACCAGTACGACAACCTCAACTAGTAGTACGACTAGTACCACTAGAAGTACCAGCACTACACAATCAACATCTACTTCAACTACTACTACTGCATAACCATGAGCACCATAAATATTGAAACAAGTTGGGACACCAATCCAGATAGCACTTCGGTCTACGAAATATATAATGCTGATGACCAGTTAATCATTGGTGATGGTGTAGACGCTACAAAGAAATATGATGGAGTAAACTTTGAAGACTTGGAAGGTAATGCCCCCAAAGGGAGTATCCTCTTTGTCTATAAACAGTACCTATGTATTGCTGGAGACCCGTCATTCCCACACAGGATTTGGGTTTCAGACATAAGAAATGGAGAAGGTTGGGATAGAAATAACGATTGGATAGACATCCGTCCAGAAGACGGAGGTAAAGTTAATGGTGGAATCATCGTCAATGACGAAGCTATCATCTCTAAGAGCAACGGCAGAAAGTACGGTTGGAGAATCTATGATGATGGAGACCCCACCAAGTCCACCCTCAGAGAAATTGAAGACGATAAGGGAACACTCAACTCAAAATCTGAAACATTATACGAAAGAGTAAACTATTATCTAGACAGAAACGGATTGTTCACAGTTCCTTCTAGTGATGTAGGTGGATTGTCATATATTATTCAGGAAGTAATAGATGCTATTCCTAGCACTATTATTGATGAAGCGGCGATGGGTTCTAACAATGGAAAAATATATGTTTTCTTGGGAGACATCAGTCTGGAAATAGAAGATACGGTTTCTCTCACTGATGTTGTATTGGTATATGATGTAATCAATGACCAGTTCTATCTCAGGGATAATATGCCAGCGAGAGCATTTGCCAGATTCATTGATGACAACGAAGAAGAATATCTCTACTTTGGAAGCGAAGAAGGAAAAGTATATAAACTAGATAACGGTACTCAGGCTGGATCAACAAACATTGTGATGAGATTACGAACTCCTCCACATTTCCAGGATGTAGGAAAGATTATCCATGTCGAGAGAGTGAAGATATTTTGTGAAGACCCAGATGGTATGATGATTGTTTACCGCACTGATACCACTCAACCATTTATGAAGCATGTGGGAATGGTCACTCAGCAACCGTGGCAAGATTTTGAATTGTCAGCCAGCGGAAGGTGCTTTCAGATGGAATTTGTCCATGCTAACGCTAACGTCAGACCGACAGTTAAAGGATATGAAATTACTTATAAAGTAGAACAATAATATGCCACAAGATAAAGTTATAAGTAAAAAGGTGCAATCTGAGACGGAAAACGACCCGTTCTTGAATCAAGGAACGACAAAAGAACAGATTATCAATAGGATAAAAGACATCGAGAAACGCCTTCAGGCACTCGAGGATGTTTAATAATGTATAATTAACATATGAGCGTTACACTTTCCGACGGAACAGTATTAAATGAAACAGGTAAAACTGATAACAGGGGTTATCCTATTTATATAAATGAACAAGGAGACGTCTACACAAATCAAAACGGGAAAATGATTCTATCAAGCCCATCTCGTTCTGGAGATACAGGCAATTCTTATACTGATTATTTAAACGGTATTTATTCCAATACTGCTCAAAATACTAACACTGATGCTGCTCAGGCTAGTGACTATAAAAGTGAGGCAGAAGACCTTGTGGAACCATATACCTCAAAGAGTTTAGATTTATTGAATAAGTCAATCGCTCTTGCTAGGAAACAAGCAGAAGAAGTAAAAAAGCAAGAAGAAGAACAGCAAGTAAAAGAAGAAAAGAGCACCTATGCCACGGAAGACCGCACATTCGCTGATGCTTTGGACGCAGCTCAACAAGGATTTGCTGGTAGAGGAACATTCACTTCTGGATTTAGGCAGGGAGCAAATGAAAAACAAGATGTCGAAAGAGCAGCGAACCTAGACGAGTTGCAACAAGATTTTGCCAATAAGACAGATACTCGTAATCTTAGTTATAGCCAATATTTAGAGACTTCTGCACTGGAAGAAGAACAGAAGAAACTAGACCTAGAAAGGGAAAAAGAAAATATGATTACAACTGCGCAAGATAAGTTGCGAGGTATAGCTAACACTAAATCTGAGAGCCAATCAGATACCGCAACTTCTAATTTTAAAAGATTCTTAGGTTCAGGAGGCACAGCATAATGCAAGACTACGAACGACAAACACTATTAAAGGCAGCGGGGTTCGGTGGAGAAACAGAATCTCAACGCACAGCTTTCGACAGGTCTGCGAAAGCATCTTCCAAATCAGCAGGAACGGAAGCACCTTCTTTTAGTTCAACAATGGATGAAGCTATTTCTAGCATGGAAGATTCAGCCAGGGAACTAACCAAGAGAACCAAAGCACTAGAAAAAAAAGAACTACAACTAGAGGTCAAGAAAATCCTATCGTCAAACAAGGATGTACTCGCTCTGGTAAATAGAGAAGATGAATTATCAAAACAAGCAAAGAACTTCTCACCTAACCTTGAAGGTAGCGCTACCTTAAACCCTCTTACCCAGTTGTCTTCTTCTGAAGGAGACTTAGCTTCTATTCTTGGAGCAGGAACTCGTACCAGTAGAATGTTGGACCTCCAAGGTCAAGGAATCAGAGATATTACCAATGACATTACCGCCAACCAAAAACAAGCAGTTGAATCTGAAAAGACTCGCTATGATATGTTAAAAGGAATCCTTGGTAGCAAGATGGATGTTGGAAGATACAACATGGAAGAACAATTGCAATCAGGTAAACTAGAAGAACAGCGATGGGATATTCAAACTAAAAAACAGAAGGCTGAGGGGACAGAACCTATTACATCCCAACAACTGATTGATGCAGCAGGAGACCCAGCTAAGATTGCTGCGATAGAATACTACAACAACAGAAATAGCACTTCTGGCATTGTCCCATTGATAGGTCTAAAGCCAGCTGATTCAATTACAAACGCTTTTGGTTCATCTACTAAGTGGTATTCAAGTCACAATGGAGTTGATTTCAAAGCTAAAGAACCATTACCAGTTGGACTACCAATGGCAACACAGGTAGTGTCTTATGGAACAGAACCCAGTGGTGGGAACTACGTCACTGTAAAAGACGCTGATGGATTCACCTATACGTTCAGACACTTGAGCGACATTTCTCATGTATCACAAAACATGCAGATTAGAGCTGGTGATACTATCGCCATCTCTGGAAACACAGGAAAAATGACAGATGGTGCTCACGTCCACATGGAGATGCGTAATTCTCAGGGCAAGATTGTCGACCCCACAAAAACTACTCCACCGAGTATGAGCGAATTAAGCAAACTCCTGACATCAGGAGGTCAAAAATTAACTGCAGGACAAGAACAGAGACTGAACAGCGTCATCAACAAGTACAATTCTTCTCCATTGGTTCTAGCTTCTGACCGTGTTCCAGTGCTTGAGGGTGCTATTAAATCTGTCCGCAAAGACCCAGGTAATGCTGCTCAACAACTGAACCTTGTCTATTCATATGTCCAAGCTCTTGATACATATCAATCGGCCGTAAGAGAAGGAGAATTAAACCTTGTAAATTCTATTGATTCAAAGATTGGTACTTATGCTGGTGATATACAAAAAATTCAGCGTGGTCAAATAGTGAGACCAGAAGTGGCTAAGCAGATTGCTGATGCTGCCGAGACTATTGTTAAAACAATCAGAGATGCTGCTAAATCAAAATCTAAATCATTCGCTGCTCAAGCTAATGTC